CTTTGAAGCGCTGAGTTTAGCTCGTTTTGCGCCTTTTCCGCATCAGTTGTTCGTGTAGCTAAATAGTAAACAGCTGCTGACAATGCAACTACAGCCGCCACCGCTGCAACATAAGGATTTGCTAAGATTGAAGCGTTCAAAGCTAATTGAGCCGCGGTCAATTTGCTCTTAGCAACTGCTGCCACTCCCTCGGCTGTAGTTAATGTTATGGTACTTCCTGTATTTCCGACATTTGCCAGAATCTGTTGAAATGCTATTTCAGTACGTAACACATCAACAGCATTGGTAATAAGAACCGCCGTCTTATAGGCTCCATAAACACCAACCAATCCAAGTACTACCTTTCCAACAGTTTCATAATTCTCAACGAGTTCCGAGGCTATCTCTAAACCAGAGTAAATGACACCACTATTTGCCTGCCCAATTTGGTTAAACATCGCATCGAACTTATCAGATAGGTTCGATATTTGCCCCGTCATACTTTGTGATATAAGGGCATTTGCCCCTTGTATTCCATTTAGTTCTCCTAGCGAGAGGATATAATCACGAATTGCTGAGTTTGTTTTATCAACTGTAGTTTGTTGCTCACGGAACGAGAACGTTACTTTATCGCCATTAGAAGAGGCTTTGATACCGAACTCTTTTAGGCGTTCAAATTCGCCAGTTTGAGCGTCCAAAATAGCCTCAGTAAGCATATTGAACCCCTTCCCGGTTGAGCTAGCCAAATCACCGAGTTTAACCATTTCGTCGCGAGTAGGAACAAAACCTTGATTTGCCATCCTAATGAATGAGTCGGTAACTTCGTCTAATTGAAACGGGGTTGTTGCTGCAAACTTCGCGATCATATCAAGAGCCTCGTTACCCTTAGTTTCTCCGAGGGAATTTCGAAGTATAATTCCGAACTTTTCAAATTTAGCAGTTGTGTCAACTATCTGTTTACCTAGAAATGTTAAAGCAGTTGTTCCTCCTACAACAGCTAGTCCTTTCTCTATACCCGAAAAAGATGATGTCATTTGTTTTGATTCTCGCTCAGCGGTGGATGCTATACCTCTGATCCTAGACTCAATCTCATCAGCTTGACGCTTAAAGTCAAAATTATTAATAACCGCATCAAAGGCTAAAGCCCCTCCATCTGAATTCATATAGATATGGTATTTATGTAATTTGCTATATTAGCGGCATTCTCTTTTGTTAACCGTTCCGCTTTCTCAGTTTCCTTTTCAGTTTCAGTTTCATAACAAGGCCCGTCGATGAGCATTCGTTGCACTATATTCCAACGAATTCCCCAAAGTAGATAGTCCCAAGTCCAATGGAAGTGTGCGAGTATTGACCCTCGTTGTCCATACAGACTCTTTAAACCTCGTTGTTTGCTTTCTCTACCAGATTCTCCACTTGCGGCCTCATTGTTCTTGCGCCCGACATCAATCTGATAGAGGTGATAAAATCCCCGAAGTTGCACATCTGGTTTGTTATTGCGGCCAGCTGCCACATTTGCTTAGGTGTTATGCGCCACATAAAATATCGGGAATAAAGGCCTGCGAAGAGTTTAATTCCCCAATTGCTATTTAATACAGCTACAGCAACAACTTTAGCGCAAATAGCAGCACTTCGTGCCACAATTCGCTTGCTTTCACCCATCGGATCTGATTCAATATCAATCTCATTTATCTTCATTTCTAAAAACAAAGCGCTCAAATGGTCAAGTGTGCCCAGGTATGGTTGTTTGATGATGAATTCCCTTGTTTTCTTCTTTGTTAGATATCTCAAGAGGCTTCGTTTTTCGACCGCAAATTTCATCCCCCTATCTAGGAGCAAATCAGCCTCTAATTTTTCCGCTTCGTGTTTATCAAAATTTCCCATCTTTATTTTGAGATTAAAAAAAACCCCGAAAAATTGACATTCGGGGCTCTTTGATTAGTACCTACTTTAATCTAAACACATTAAGCACCAGCTTGTGTTACAGGAACAATGGTAGTCAAGCCATCAGCGGTAATAGTAATATTAGCGGTTCTGTTTTCACCGTTTGTGTTGGCAAGAACTTTAACGGTTACTACTTTAGCAGACTTAGTTACTGTCAACCATTCTTCTCCTGACGGAGCTGCTGCATAAGTCACATTTCCTGTTGACGAAGCGGTGATAGTTTTACCAACAGCATCGGCTGTAGAGGTAAAGCTCAATGACGTTGGAGCTACTGTTAATCCAGTTGCACCATCATACATATAAATCGCCTTACCGGCAGTAACAGCAAGTGGCGTTACAGTGAAGTTAACTTTGAAGATACCTTTAACACTAAATTCCGCGTCAATAACAGCTTCAATATCTGCATTCGGAATATCTACCCAAAAACCTGTTTCTGTCTGAACTTGAATAGCTCTGTTGACAACCTGCTCAGTCCCATCGAAACCCCATTTGCCATTTGTTACATTACCACCAATGTAGTCAGCAAGCAACTGAGCATTTGCATCCATAATGGAAAATGCTAGTACCGGTATTTTCTTTTGTTTTTTACGCACTTCCGGAGAAGCTTTGCCTTCTTCGAAGTGTGGAGTTACTTCGGCAGCTTCTTGGGTAAGTTTGCAAGAGTCTTTATATGTTTTGCCAATCTTTGTTAGAGATGGCATAACCCCATTTGGCGACGCTGTACCTACTAAGATTTGAGATAAACCCAACGTGATTAAACCCATGATGTATTTGTTTTAATTGTGAAACTTGAATTGAATTTTGATGTTTGCAAAGTGATTATCAATACCATCGGTATTTTTGAAAACAGTAAAGGCCGACTCCTCGTCTAACCAGAAATTATAAGTTGAGCTGTAACCATTTGACATCAGAACCTCTGCAACCATTTCAGTGAGTGTCTTTAACCGTTCGTTGTTACGTTGCTTTGTTGTTTTACCCCCAACAGTTACACTGATATCTGGGACATGGATATTAACATTTACTATTCCCCTTTGAATATCACCGCTCCCAAGCGTCAGAGAATTGATAGTAACATTCTCTTTTGTAAAATCGCCAACCACACTACCAACTATAAGGTTTCCGGTAATTGAGGTTCTAACATCATGGTCGTTAAGTAAAGCGAAAATGATTCCCTCTTGAGTAAATGGTGTATTCATCGCATTAGATTAATATTGTTTTTTAGCTCCTTTATCATTCTTGGCATTTCGTTTTCCGCAAGTAACTCAGCTGTCGATAATACTACCCTATTGTGATAAGCCTCAACATAAGATGCGTAAGTCATACCAGCAACTACAATAAGTACATAAGCATTTGGATAAACCCTCTTCTTCGAATTGATTATTTGCGTCGCAATGCTTCCAGATGGTTGAGAGTCTAGCGTTGAAAACTTGATTTGACCATTAAGCATTATCACGTATCCTATTGAGTTACGTAGATTAGATGTTTGGTCTTTATAACTTCCCTCTTCTTTAGCCTTGTTGACACACTGCTCTCCTAGATATTGTAATCTGCGAATAATAGCGCTCTCTATTAACTCCAACTTCTTCTGAATACGAGCGTGAATATCTGCTTGAGTAAACTTCGGAATTAGAGCCATATCTTTGTATTTAATCGATCCTTAACTGAATAGATTACAACACCGCTACAGCGTTCTACACCTTGCAAATCAATTACTTTTATAACCTGACCTTGACTTAAAGGAGCGGTACCCATTGGACAATAGATTTTGTGAGTTGAAGCATAATCTTCACCATCAACACCCTTTAATTTTCGGCCACTACCATTTTCATTTCTGCAGATAGCGTAATCAACCGAAATAGGTTGCGACTCACTGTAGCCACCCGAAGGTAAATGAACAGACTCGCTCATTTGCTCGACCTGCAAAACATAAGGATATTGATACGTTGTTACCATGCTATAAACTATCTCCTTTATATCCAAAAACGGTACTACTTTCAGCTACATAGGCACTATCTCCAAACTTCTTGTAAGTAGCATTCGCGCGCTGTCTAAGCGTGTCGCGATCTGTGACTAAAGTATTTAGACTCATACCTCCTTCGCTAAGATTAGGGGCAACAGATAACCACATTAAAACATCGGCCTCAGCAAGCAAAAAGGCTTGTGATTGCAGTATCTCGGTGGTTAAATTTGTCTCTAAATCAAGACTTCGCAAAATAGCCACTCTATCCAAGAAGCTTTGAGCAATTGGATAGAGTGAAATATTTTTAAGAGATTCGTTAACGGTCATAAATTACTGAGTTACGCTACTCCAAGAGCTGTTTTTAATTTAGCTTCATCCTCAGCATTCAATGCGTTAACTTTGTCAATAAGGGTCGCATCCTTGATGTTTGCACCAACAGTAATACCCAACGCTGATTTAAACGCGGCCAAAACTGTAGCTTTTACAAGCGAAGTGCTCCAGATAGTCACATTCGCATCACCCTCTACTTCACCAGAAGCAACAACTTGAGCATCGCGAGTGTCCATCAGGTAGATAGAAGAAACGTTTTCCAAAACAGGAATCGCTAACGCCTGAGAGCTTGTAAACTCTGCAAGAGGGTCATTTTTAGAGTATTTCGATACTAAAATAAAGCCGTCAACCTTTTGATAGGTAACACCTGCAACAGGGTTAGCCTCCTCGGCCAATATGCCATAAGTAAGAGTACCTACATTTTCAGTAGTAAGGAATACAAGCGTGTTCGCTGCAAACGGCTTGATAGGTGTCTGAACACCATCTTTCTCATATCTAACAGTTCTCTCCACAATAATTAACTTAACCTTCAATTCGTCAAGAACTATTGCATCGAATGCCGATGGTGTAGGAATGATGGATGGAGTACCTCCGTAACCAATTGAAGCCGCATAAAGCGTTTTCGCCTCAGTAGATTTGCGTAACTCATTGTAAGTAGCTTTATCAAGCATAATAGAGGTAATGATATCACCTTTACTAGCTGCGGCTTCAATTACATTTGAGATATCAGATAATGGTGTAGCTCCATCAACATCCCATGTTTTAGAAACACCAAATCGGTTTGCATTTAAAAAATTAAAGGAAACACGAACGCCAGTACCTACATTTTCCTCTTGAGGAACGAGCATAGTTCCGGTTGAAATTGCTTTTAAGAACATATACTCCAAGCGTTCCCAGATACCACCGATAACCTTCGGTGTATCTTCAAATAGTTTGCGTGCAATCTCGGCCTCACTTGCTCCTCGAGCTCGAAGAATCTGAATATCGGTCAAGAGTTTTTCACTCTTATGCATCTTCATACCAAGCTTTGGAATTGTTCCGCTGGCCGATGAAATAACATCACGTTTTTTTAATGGCAACTCGCTATCCAAAGAGACTACATCAGCAGCTACAATAGATGAATTGACACTCAAACTATCCCACTTCAAATCTGGCGAAAGCTCAGGACGTAACATTGTTTTGAAAAGGTATTTTGGCGCTGTTGCGTCCCCGTTAACCTTTTCCACGAAGCGTTTAGCCATTGCGCCAAACCATTTCGCTACGAGTTCTACAAATAATGTTGGATTCATTGAATACTGATTTTTAAATTAAGCACTTGGCTTAATCCTGTGTGAAACGAATAAGAGGCAAAGCCGTTTTGATACCCGCTGTTGGAGTATAAGGTGACGCCACTTGGTTAACTGTACCTCTGACCATGATGCCAACCATAGCTTTGTCTGCCATTACAGAAGCCATTACAACACCTTCAACCGTATGCAAAGCTGGTGTTGCTGCATAAGTAGTACCTGATATTGGATGAGGTTTGTACGTACCTGTTGCAGTTTCTTTGATAACTACATGACCAGCACGAATAACAGTGGGTGCGAACCCTGTAACGTCGAGAGTACGACCGCCCGGAACAGTTTCAAGTGCGTGAACGATCACAACACTATCGAGCCCAGTATCAACGGTCATCGACTGATTTGCTAAATTTACTTCTGCCATTTTGATAGCTTTTTAGTGATAAAAAAATAATTACATTGAGCCAATAACTGCGTCCAACTCTGACGCTGATGGCTCTTTTACAGGAGGAGTCCCACCCTTCCCGTGTGGCTTTACCGTAACAACACCTTTAGCGGCCAAGTCGCTTGCCAACCCTTCTACTTCGGCAGATACCTCATTTGTAAGAGCCTCAAAATCTTCATCAGTCATACCATCTACTGAAATGCGTGAGTATGGCTTTCTTAAATTATCGGGCAATTGTGCGACAATGCTTTCAAGTTTTTGCTTGCGGTTACCGGTGATTTTTTCGCCCTCCATTTTGGTTACTTTATCGGCAAGCATTTTATTGCTTTCAAGAATAGCCTTTGCCCAAGCTGGAGTTTCGTCATTAATGGGTTCGTTTACTTTAGGTGGTTCGCCCCCTGTTACCACTTTACCATCCTTGATACCGTGTTTCTTTTCGTAGTTACTAACAGCGCTTTGAGTAGCCTCTGTTGCTCTACTATCTCCATACGATTCAAGTACTTGCTGAATTGTCACCCCCTCAACAGAGGTTGCAACGTCCGATTCTTGAGTTACAGTCTTCGCCAATTTCTCAGCTATCCTGTTTAAAATTGCTTCGCTTACCCCCTCGTATTTGGCTTTAAGCGCATTTAGAATTAAAATCTTCATAATCAATAGTTATGTTTTTTATGAAAACAAATATAGGATAATTTTAAAGTGCTTGCATTAAAAGCACTTTAAAATTTTACATTTGCCTTAATGTTTGAACTATCATTCAGAAAAATATCAAAACAAAAAACACAAAAGGTTTGTTTTATGGCTTAAAACAAACTATCTTTGTTTCAAACGTGAAGGGGTAAGCTGAAAAACCTAAATAGAGTAAGCATAATTTTTAAATCTTCAACAAATGAAAAATCAATCAGAAGTACTTGACGCACTATTGAAGCGTAAGCAAGAAATTAAAGAGTTGCCAAAGAATCAAATCGAAGTAATTGAGATGTATTTACCTAGTTACTTTGAGCGAAATGATGTTGCTAGGCTCAATGATCTTATAGTTGCATGCGAAAATGAAATAATCGAGAGTAATAAAGCGACTCTAAACGAAGAAATCTCAACTCTTCAAAACTCACTGTTCTCAGAAGCACTAATTGAACTTCTGAAAAATTTTGCTACAGAATTTCATGCGCTTTATTCTCTTGAGCAAATTGGTGTTGATTCATTAAAATAACCCTTATGACGTTTTAGTTGCTGGGTTTAATTCTAAAAAATATGATAATTACATCAGAAAAAGAAGTTATAAAAAAAGCAAAAGAAGGGTTTAAATTAAAAATTTGCCCACAATTTAAAAGTTATTTTTATTATATAACGAATTATAAAGATTCTGAATATACAGTTGCAAGGTCGGTTATAAAAAAAATGAAAGCAAAGGGTCTTATTGATTCTGACGACTGCTTCCGTTTGCCTAGCACCTAACAGACAAGAATAATTTCAAAACCCCGACCATATCGAATCGGGGTTTTTGTGTACATTTGTCTATCAAATAAAATTCAATATGATTGTAAAGGTATATCTCGTAACATTTGTCGAACCTATAAATGGGAAAACGACATATATATTTGGTTCTTTAAGTGCCATTTATACCATGTTTACTGAGGAGCAAATTGGGTGTAAAATAACCAACCTTTGGAAAGTAGATATATCGCAAGAATCGCCTTATTCAAATAACCTCTGCAAGATAGAAGAGAAGGAAGTAATTAGAAAAAAAACCAATAGAGGGGGAGCAAGAAAATGAAAGGATTAATTCTAAATGATAAACACGAAATATTCAATATCTACAAGTCACAATGCGCTACTTGTATAAGATTCGACATGTTTGAATATTCATGCGAAGCATTCCCAAAAGGCATACCAAATAATCTTTTAACAGGTGAAACGACTCACTTGGTGCCGTTTGATGGACAACGCAATACTTTAGTTTATAAGCCTAAGCGGTCTTGATTTTTGAGTATTTAAAACCATACCTCTCGCCAAATATTTTCCATAAAGTATGATAGTGTACCGCATTTGCCTTACCTACTGTTGTTGTTTTATTATAAATTCTATCTCCAAATTGTGCCCTCAAATCATTATTGATTCGCTCAATACAACTACGAGCTTCTCCCAAAGACAAACCCCATCCAGAGGACGGCCTTACCATTATAAAAGTAAAATTAGGAGTGACAGCCCTTATCTCCTTTATATCAGAATTTATAGCTATTAAAATATCAGCTGGACTAAAAGAGTTACCTATTCGGCCCATGCTTCCATCTGGACTTTCCCATCCTCTTGGATGGTTATGTGTGAAGATTTTATCTTTAAAGAGCTCAACTTCATTATTAGTGAAAGCTATTGAATACTGCTCACCCTTCTTCTCAAAAACAATATTACCTTCATCATCAAAAACAACTGCTGTTTCAAACTTTTTATTCATTCTAATTTCGTTCTCCTTTTCTGCGATTTTATCGTAGAGTTCAGAAGTTTTTTTGTTAACTATTTTATTCATATTATTAAGCGATGCACTTGAGCCTTCGCTAGTTATTATAGAATAAATAGTTTTATTTTTCGAAATGTTATCAGAAATGAAATAAGGCAAACTTTTAGCTGAAGCAATCCGATCTTTATTGTCGTTAATCCATGAGGTAAAGTTATTGGGCAAACTCTCCACTTTGTTTGAATATGGATAGTTTGAAATATCCCCACCATCCAACAATATTTGTTCGGCTTTATTGAACTCTTCGGCATTGGCCAACACAGCAACCTTACGGCATCGACATAGAACGTGCCAGCCTTTAAACACGAACGACTTAGGATATCTACCTTTCAAGTGGTCGCAAATATCCTCTTGTGGGTGATTATTGGAGGTAACAACGTCGAACCCAACTACAAAGTCGAGCTGTTGCCAACGCAAATGATCAGAAGTTAGGTAAGCTATGTTAGCCTCAGAGCGTGTCAACCTCAACGCATTCTTTGCACTTGATCGATAAACACCTTGCCCAGGATGAAACGCCTTTGCATGCTTTGATAACTGTAAATTACCGTGCTTATCTCTCACTCTTCTAAATAGTCGGTCGGGATCTTTTAGGTTTTGGCGAATATCTTGACTCAACTGTTGGGCTGAACGCCCCTCACCCAAACCAATATCAAGCCCCATCTCTAATTCACTCTTAAATTGACCTTGAAGCTTCCAAATTCTATCGCTCAAAGTGAATGTTCCGTCTATTTTGCGTTGTTGGAAAGCATGCAACGCCTCCAAATTACGTTGGAAATAGCGATCTGTTTGTTTTTTTGTAAGCTTAGAGGTATCAAGTATGCTTTTTACAAATTCATCGTTCTTTTGGGCTGCATTTTGCCATTCCTCTTTAACTGCCCAATCAATAATGGAGGTATAGTTACGAGAGAACGATGAGAAGAGTTTATTTACCCGGGCGTTGGTTTGTGGGTAGTCAGAGAATGAAAACGGTTTATCGGGGTTAATGTCCAAATTAGAGGCAATCATTGAGGCCTCTTGAACCGCTTGGTTAAAGATAGCCTCTACTTTCTTATCGTACTTTGCGGTATTCTTAAACCGCTCTAAATCCCATGCACTACTGTTTACATGGAATCCTTTTGCTGGAACATCACTTTTACTACCTGCCATAAAACAAACTTATGGTGTAAAAGTAATAAAAGTGCTTGCGATAAAAGCATTAAATTTGGGTTAACTTCAATTCTCAATTTCTTATTACAGAGAACATCTTCTTATACCAAGGTTTTATAACTGCATCAACAACAGGTGTTTTTGCTATAGAATTAAACTTAAATTCATCTCTAGAATATGGACAATATTTTCTTAGAACTAGAAAGTCGTCTTTGACTCCATTAGTAATAAATTGTAGATTATCATTGACCTTATTTGTCATATTCAATAAATAAATAAAAACTAGTTCAATACCAATGAAGAATATAGACAATAAACCACACTTCAATATAAATGCGGCCGACATCGCTATTTCTGGAAAAACAGGTACTTTATTTAAAATTACTGGCATAAATAACAATGGGAGTATTACAGTTACTGGGAATATAAAAATTAACAACCATATTATCCAATTAATCATTTTCAATCCAGAAGCAAATCGCCTAGGAGCTCTTTTCAATCTGGCATACTTTAAAATTAGTCGTTTAATTTCAATAATCTCAATATTGATTTTCTTAAATTCAGCTTTACTTTCAATTAGTTTTTCTGCAGAATAATATGGATTGCTATTTAATGCCAATTGCGATTCAAAAATTACATTTCTACAAGATGTACGAACTTTTTTAAAATTGCTTAAAATACCTATGTCATCAAAAAAGAGATTTTTATCTAATTCATAAATCTTAGCTATAACTTCTTTATCAGATAATGAATCGTATTTTTTGTTGAAAATATTTTGGATAAAAGCAAAATTACAGTTCATAAAATGCTCATTGATGCCTCTAAAATCGAAATACTTCATCTTATTTCTCAGAACAAATGCTTGTTCATTTAAGATCTCTAAATCCGTTCCTAAATCAACGCTTTTTTCAAGCATGTTTAATATTCTAGTGATAACAAAAGCCCCAATTAATCCAATTAACGCTGCGGAACTTTGGCTTAACGTACTAAAAAACCAATTCCAATCAAAACTTGATTCCATTCTAAAAATTTAATATTTCAATTCAAAGATATCCAAATAAAACAAAAGGAGGCTACTTTTATTAAGTACCCCCCTTAAATTTAATCCTCTTTCTGCATTGACCTAAAATATTCATACTCGCCTTGAACCCCCATCTCTCCACCATATTCTTCATCAAGCTTCTTTAAGAATGCATTTTTAGCATCTTCTGATACAAGTAATAGCTTTTCGTCTCTGTCTTGCTCTGAAACAGTTAACTTATCACCATCCCTTGTTGCTTCAAATTGACCATATGAATCTTCATTTACAATCGATTCATATAAGTAATAAATCGATTCGATGTCATCATCATCTAATCCATCAAGCCATTCTTGGAAATCAATCGTTTTACTCATAAAATTATGTATTTAGTTAAAAATACTTGAATGTAACAAACATTTATGTATCTCGTTCAACTTTATCTCACAACTTTTATCCACCTATCGTTAACTGTATGTCCAACTTCAATTTTTTTTGATGTATAGAGCCTATTCAAAGCGTCATTCATCTCATTCATAACCTCCACTCGGGTACAAAGGGCAGGTTCAACTCTTCGTTGAACCTTACGCTCTTGTATCTCGGCAATAACCTCTAAAAGCGCCTCTTCTAACTTGCTCATTGCGCTGCCCCAAATACATTTGCAACATTACCACTAGCCTCTTCTGCTTGTATCTGCTTTAACTCAGCCTCAACATCTTCAACGAATCCAAGTTGACGAACACCCTCTTTTTGACTCATAATCGGTTTACCTCCAGTAGCGCTCACTACATTTGAAACCGTCTCTTTAGTATCTGTAATCGTAAATGGTGTTATAATTGTTTCCACAGCTAACGTATCGACATCTGCAACTCTGTTGGGTAAAATTACCTTTACAAATGCCTTAATTACATTCATCTCACGGTCTAAAAACTCAACTAAACGGCCACTTTCGTCCTTAACCTTCAACTGAGAGTCAATAAACATCTGTTTGCGTGCCTCGCCTGACATCGGGGTAGTCTTCATTTGATCGTAAGACCAATCTGGAAGCTGTAATTGGGTAAAAAATGACGAACGTAGTTCTTGCGTGTAGAACTTTAGGTTTTCAATGGCTTGCTCCCAAGTTACATACTTTAACTCGGAACCTTTGGGATATTGCAACACTGCTCTAAACTCCTCTTTTTCACCCTTTTCACCTCCTAACGCTATCTCTTTATCGGCAAATAAGGCAACTAACGGCTTGCTGTTCTTACGCAAGTAATTACCATTGCGAGATAATGCCCATTCAATTTCATAAACTAAATCAGAGGTATCACCCCATGCCGAAGATGGGCGCGAGCAATAAATTGCAGGTATCTTACCCAGAGTTATGGCTTCGTTTATATCTGCTGTCCAACCATTATCGCCCTTTTTATACCGAATATGTTTTGCAGATGAATAACTATCGAGATATTCAATTTCCTTATCTCCAGATTTGTAAGAATACCCAAATGACAATGCTATTAAGTCTCCATATTCGTCAAATAAAGGGTATATTGATTCTCCATTCATTGGCGAATAACTTCGGCTTCTGAGTTTAATCTTGCTTGGGACACCATATAACGTATTTTGCTCTTCAATTGCATACCATAACGTTGCTACTTCACACGATGCAAACAACAAATTCCCTCTTTCGATATTTAAACTATCGATGCGGTTTTTCAAATAAATTGCTTCTATTACCTTTGCCACCTCCTTTTCTCCCTCTGTTTTAGGAGAATAAACACGTTTTACAGGTATTCCAAAGCATAACTCGGTAGTCCTCTTAACTGATAATCTTTGCAAATCCAAAGCAATGCGGGTAACCTTCTCTACTTTCCCATTTACGGTTATATCACGGTAACTGCTGTCTTTGTAAACAGGGTGCTCCTTTGGATCGTATTCTTTCTTCAAGTCCGCCCAACTAGGCAAATTTTCCGTTTTAACTTGCAAAGCTTTTACAGCCTCCTCTGGTGCTAATGCTAAAATTTCTTCGATTGTCATAGTGTGATGTATTAGTTATTAATTGTTAGTATATCATCTGTTCAAGAGCGCTTGTGTCGATTGGTTTCTTCTCATTTAATAAGAAGTAGTCAATAGCATAGCTAATCAAATCCACATATTCATCGTGGGCCGCTTTTGGGAATTCGCAAATCTCATCTATAAATTCCTCGTTCCAATTATCATCTACCAACCAAACCCTTCCGCACTCGACGCTTGGAGATACTACATTTAAGCGGGTCTCTTTACTGTCCTTTATTAGCTCGCTATCTGTTTCAGTTACATTCAGTTTGGTTGCACTATAAAGTTGTTGTACCACACTTTTTCCGTTCGCTTTTGGCTCAATTCTTATTGTACTTCTACCGGTATAACCATGACCTTGCACGTATATAGGCAGAAACTTTATGAGATCAGGAAATGTCTTTAAAACCTTCTGAGCGTGCGTTACATAAAGGTTATTTTCGATTTTACACGTTGCAATGAATCCGCTCGGATCATTTTTTGCATCTTCAGTGTAGGCTGTATCGCCAAAAAACGTGATCGGAGGTCGCCCGGCTCCCTCATACATTCGCCTGAAATCAGATGCAGACACACGCTTAAACCAATCCTTTCGAACAATATTCCCACCATCAACTGTTGGTGCTTGCCCCATCTGGCCAGCATACCCCCTTGAGCCTAAGTCTAGCTTTGCTTCGTCTAATACGCTACGATCGATACGAATAGGATCAAGCAACCCATTCACATAATTTGCCTTTAGCTCTGGAGGATTTACGCGAATAGATACTTCTGCCGGCAAACAAATGTGCTTTATCTTATCCCCTTTCCGCTTTAAGAGATAACCCGTTACATCTTCGGTATGTAACCTCTGCATGATGGTAATCATGGGGGTATTCTTCTTGTCAACCTTACGAGTCGATAATGTGGCCGTATGTGCGTTTGCCTGATCGCGATAAGATTTTGAATCCGCTTGCTTCGTATTTTGCGGATCGTCATTCAATATAACATGAGCATGACGCCCAGTAATTGCGCCACCCGTTGAAGTTGTGTACCTAGCACCATTTTTTGTTGTATCATAGCTCTCTTTTCCGCTTTTGTCTCTACGAATTACAGTATCAGGAAACAATAAGCGATATCGTGCCGATTGAATGATGTCTTTTGACTTACTTGAAGCCTCAACAGCTAGTTCACTCGAATATGAGTTTGAAATAATTCTAATCCATGGCGCTCTTGCCCACAACCAAGCGGGGAACATAATTAGAGCAATAGTCGTCTTGGTAGAACCCGGAGGAACGTTAATGATTACATCGTATTCCTTTGGTTGACGATTAATGATGAGTTCACCTACTTTTTGAAGTTCGTCACATAGAAATTTGATATGCCAATTATAAACAGGCTCTTCATTAATAATAACACCCCAGAACGATTTCATAAACTCGAAAAGCGAAGCCTTACAGACATCGCTCTCAACCTTATGTGCTATCATTAGCTGTGTGTTAATTGACATCTACTCTATCTTTGTGAGTCTTGATACTTTGAGTAAAACAGCCTTTTCTTCGTCTGTGAGTTTTGATATATCTATCTCGCCAATTTTGGGAAATAACGCCTCTCCCTTTGGACCAGTAACCTCGTGTTTATTGTAGGATAAAGCATCACGTTCCTCATCACTACATATAAGACGATACAAGGCAATTGAAGTTGTAGGATTGAAGTTATCTCGCCACTTCTTTCTTAGCTCTCCTTTAGTAGTTATTTTGCTGTTAAGTATTGCGTCTCTTATTTCATCGTCTTTATCAAGACCCTTTTTATAGAATAAAGGGCGCGAATATGGAACATAGGCCCATAGGTCATCAATAAAGAAGAGTCTATACTTCTTTATAGCATCAAGAGCCAGTTCTTTCATGGCCGCTTTGTTGTAGCTTCTTTTGCCTTTGTCCTTTAGTTCCATATTCCTAGTCTTTGAATTGATTATCGCAAATCATTAGGGCATTTAAAATATCAGCAGCTCTTTCATACCTTTTGCCCTGGGGTAATGGTAATGAGAATTCAAACTTCACTCCTCGATCTAATTCCTTTTGATCTAAACACCTCTGGTTTCTTGCCACAACATGGAACGCAGTGCCTTCATTGAAATAGCTATAACTATCACCGTATATCTTTGATGAAAGCTCTTTTACTTGCTCCTTTGAATGAAATTTTTGGTAGTACCATTGTCCGTAACGAATGGTAGCTGAGAAGTAATTATTATCAAAGAACCGCACCTCGTTTCGATGCGATGCTTTGATCGTAGTTCTATCTATGAGTCTTTTTGTTGCTTCATAAGGGCGACCAGACCAAAACACAACCCCATCTTTTTTGCACAATGCAGAAAGTGTTGAAAGCACTCCAAATTCTGCCTCTAAACTATCAACGCTATTTAATACACTATCACAGACTACAACATCGTAACGGCCATGCTCTTTAATGCTCCGAATAATGGTGTCAATATCCCTCTCAACTATACCAGTGCTAATTGAATTGTTATCACCCTCACGGAAATAGAACTCCAAACCATGAATATCGTAACCTTGCTGTTTCAATAGAGAGACATAACTCTTACGTCCAGCCCCAAAATCAAGCACTCTTAACCCTTTATTGTATTTGAGGTATGGTATTACTCTCTGTTCGTAAAGAGTGCTTTTATTCAGCTTATTCAAGGCCTCTTTTTTCTCAGTACTCAAATGCACCGAACGCTTCATTTGAGCCAAAGACTGCATGTAGGTTTTCTTCGGCAGATTGTCGTAATTGAACACGCCATAATTGAGCGAAAAGAAGCTAATCGCTGTCTCTCTTAAATTGTTCTCGATAACCCTAACAAGTAGTTTCTTTCCAGTCAGTTTGCAAACGGAAGCGTAAACGCTAGATATGATGACGTTACCAAATTCATCAGCAATACAACTACCAAATGGGCCATACTTCAAAATCATCTTTTGCAAAGACTCAGCTTTCACAATATTGCCTTGCATCTTTACTATCTCAACATTCTTTGGCTCTACCTCAATAAACTCACCGGCTTTTAGGACAATTCCATTAATCCTAACAAATGGCTGGTCATTTTCATATTCATAATCGGAACCGTTGTGAAGTTGGTTGAATAAAACCTCCTCTTGAAGTGATATGTTATTCAATATAATAGCCGGTGTTTCTTTGATCCCAAGACTACGCATCGCTTTGGTTCTCTGGTGACCTGCTACAATTGTCATATTTTCACGCCTCACAATAATAGGCTTAACAATACCTAAAGAGCGCAAAGAGTCCTTAAGGTTATCAAATGCTTGATCGCTTAGAAATCGAGGGTTGTATTCAGCCCCTTTAATTGTGTCAAGGCTAATTACTTCCATTCTCGATAAAGTATTTTGTTACAAATCCAGAGTCAATTTTGAACTCATCTAAGTACTCTTTATGTTTTTGATAAAGCACTTGAAGCTCTTCATCAGTGATCATCACTTTCACCTTTCCAAACTTCAAATAATTGACTTGAGAAACAGTTCCGTTATAATCCGCATCAAAATCAACTTTCTCCTCAGGTTCAGGATCAGTATTCCAAACGTCAACACCCCACTCTTTTAGTTCAGCTTCCTCCCATTCATTGGCCAATAAATCCCAGTCCCATTCGCCAAATGATGCGTTATCCTTGATGGTGTAGGCTTTTAGCTTCTCAATTGGAGTATCTGGTTGAATAACCATGCACGCAACTTCCTTATAACCTAGCTCAATAACAGCACGATATCGCATATTGCCACCAATAACAATGAATTTACCTTCGTGTGGGAATACAAGTATTGGTCTAAGGGTTAACATCTCGGGATCTTCTTCGATTGACTTTCGAAGCTTCTTAAATTTATCGTCTTTGATAAATCGAGGATTCGAGGGCAAACCTTCAATCTGCCCTCGATTCTCTTCTAACTTGTTGATTTTAATTAACTGCATATTTTTTTAGATTGAATTGAAAAGCGCTTTTAATACAAGCACTTTAAAACACAAATCTAAAGATTTTCTTTCATAATAGCACGCTTAATTAAATTAAGTGTATTACTTGTGATTAATGCGTCTGGAGTGGTTCGGAATACACGCCACCCCATTGCTGTAGCCTCGTTATACTTCTCAACATCACCAAGAAATCCTTTGCCTCTGGTGTGCCTCCCAGCAGTCCACACACCGCCCTCTACCTCAATAGCTATCTTGTAATGCTCATTCGCATAATCAAACCGCCATAATCGTTTTGGATGGAAGCGGAACTCTTTATCGAATTTTATTCCAAGCTGCTTGTATGTGGTAAGAACGAACATATCTGTTTGGGGCTTTATTGCCGCTTTAATTGGCTGTTTCATTAATCTACTGGGATATATGAGTATTCGGGTTTAAAGGATAAAAGAGAGCAACACTCACGGGTTTTGACATCAATCCATCCGAGTAGGTTTTCCATGTCCCAACCAACTATGTCGAAAACTTCGGGTTGATCACTATTATCGAGTAATGAAACTAAACGCGAAGGCATATCTTCAATTTTTCTTTTCTCCCACCAGTTCATTTTGCGGAATAGGTGAGGGTATTTTTCTAGCTCGGATAAATCAAGACCGCCAACAGGGGCATTTTCATCTACATGATAGCAATCATTCGTTGCGTATTTAATCCTGCAAAGGATTTGACCGTTTAAGAATTCACACTTTGGATACTCTCCTATTACTTCAAACCTAGGGCTCAATAATTCACTTGATTTCATACACTCCTCTTTAAATTGGTTGGTAAAAAGTACATCTCGTGATGAATAAAATTCACCTCTTTGTAGCCTTGTTTTAAAAAACCTTCCCTGTGACTCTCGAGCTGCGATCTTGTAAATCGAACTCCTTCACACTTGGTTATATCTTTGCTCCCATCTTTGTTAACCCTTCGCATTTGGGTTACTACTAGCTCTATCATGAATTATTGTTTTTAGGGGGCTGATTAAGTCAACCAACCCCTTTTAGGTGTCTATTATGTATAATTAGAACGGTAGGTCTGCGCTATTTTCGACTTGCATTTGTGGAGCTGGTTCATGCACAACCTCTTTCTTTAGAATAGGTGTAATCCCACCAATGATAGGTATTGCGTCCTGTTGCTCTTTGGTCATTGCCTTGTACACATCATCATCAACTGACACCTTAACAAAATGAGTTTCCTTATACTTAGGCTCTCTTAATTCCGTTGCATAAAGGTTAAGATAAACCCCTTTTTCGCCTTGATATAGGTTTTCAACAGGAATACAAATACATTCTACTGATTTTGTCGTTCCTTTGATGGTAGCTTTAAATGCATTTGGTATTTTAGCTACATTCACTTTAATTGCGTAATTCATACTTTTATTGTGTTAAATTATTTGGTGATTTAAAAAACTTTCTTTTATTACTAAAGGATTAAAAACAGAATAAACAACTCATTATCAACTCAATAATCCTCTATCCTTACACCCCATATTCTTTAATCAGTCTCATTCCTATAGTGCTTTGTTGATAGCATTTATTGCTTGACATTTAGGGCAATCACATGGATCATCAAATCCATGAACGTAAGCACTCTCTTTAATTATTCTTTGAAGTGCTTCAAGAAGTTCAGGAGCGGCCGCAATAAGTTTGGCGTTGGCCATTAAGCTCTCAACTTCTTGATCGTGGCTTGTGTTTATTGTTATTGAATTACGACCTAGTGTTTTTCTGTGCTCGTCTTCTGTCCCAAATAAAATAACAGTAGGGAAGTATTTCCCATTTCCATTCTCATCCCATCCATCTATTACTCGCCAAGGCCCAGGTGTGTGTTTCGTTCCCATATTATTCGATTGCTTTTTTGATAGCCTCGCGAAGTATAGAGCCTATTTCAGAGTGATAACCTTGGTGGTGCTTTTCAGCCTTTATACAAGCTTCCAATAAGTCTGGTGCTGCTGCAATAAGAGCTATATCTTTTTTCCTCCAAATACTCTCACAAATCAAAGCGCCTCCATAGTAGTTAAACACTTCTTCTCCTAATCGTCCTGTATTTATAGGCAATCCGCTTGGTGTATTTGTAATTATGGTTCCTCCTACTTTGCCAACACTCCATTTCTCTTTTATTGAAGGAAGCACAGTCTTCTCTTCTGCCCGTTGAAATACCAAGCTTTCAAATCCATCAGGTTTCGAAACCCTATGCTCTAGCTTTTGCATAGGTTGGTTTAAAAATCCAAATGCAATATCTGGAGATAATGGAGATATCACCCTCAAGAGATCACCAACGGTTTTAATCTCTGGATAGATAGTAGATTTCAATGATTCGCTTTCAAACACCTCTGCTTCGATTTGTTTTACCTCTTGAGGCAATGGAACTTTGAAATTGTTTGGAAGCACCTTAAAGTCATACCATGAAACTCTATCATCATGGGATTCAAATATCTCGATGGTTACCTTTGTTGGTTTATTGGTCTCTGTTAAACCTATTTTATCCCCAATTAGAGCTAAATAATTTTCGCTATCGTTAAGTAGCTCATCAAGCATATACTTGTTAACCGGTCCAAATATGTAAACATTATTTTCATCTGCGTAAAATAAGTTCTCTGAGTGCTTTATTAAGTCGAATTGAATAATTGTATTTGCCATGTTGTTACCTCCTATTTTGATTTACTTAATTGAAATTTAGATTTACAATTGATACATACCACTCTTAATGATCCGCTTTTTGTTTGTTTTAATTCTGAGTTGCAACGCATGCATTTGTGGGCTTTACACCAATTCAAAACATTATCATTACGCTTAGAAAAATCTTTTTTAGGAAACATTTCAGGGTATAATATTCTACTTATCCTATTGTATTCTTTAGTTATCCACTTACCATCATCTTCGAGATGAAGTCCATCACCCATCATATCTCCAAGCTTAATAAGTTGATTCGAAAGAAACTCATCATTTACAGCTGCCATGGTTAACTCCTCCCTGCTTGTTTTTTTAGAATTTGCATATTGTCCTCGATGTACTCTTTAACCTCTTTGTTGTACTTTTTTTCTTCATAGAGATAGAGTAAGTATGTAGCTGGTACATCAATCATTTGCTTGTCTTTGTGTTTGCCAAAAGGCATTGGTGATTCGTCTGTTAGTGCCATAATTATTACCCTATAAATTCTTTGAAAGCCAGATTATAAACATCGTATTTTGTATCAATAATATAGAACGCTATCATATTGGTAGAGTGTCCTGCATCGTCGATCAAGAGGGTTTTAAACTCATCGTCTCCGATAAGCATAGCATCGCAACTCGAAATAGATTCATTGTTTTTAAAAAACTCATCCAATGAGTCAATGATCCGTTTCAAGACCTCAGGAGAGTAGGCCGCTGATATTTTCGATTGATTCCTTAATGAATATCTCATGTTAATATCTAAATTTTGTGAAATGAATTATTGCCAACTCTGCATCCATTGGAGCTTTAGAGAACCAATCCATAAAATCGCAATAGGCTAGCCCATCGTTCTTTTGGACATCTTTAAAATCGTGTGTTATTTGCAAAAGAGTTGCTTTTTGTAACCCTATTCCATCCTCTTTACCTAGCTGGCAAACGGTTACGCACTTGCTATTGTAAGGCTTTCCAGACCAATAGTAGAGCTCTAAAACCGCCTCGCCTTTATTTATCTTCTCGAAGCGCTTCGCCCATAGCCCATAATTGCCTCGGATGGTATGAAGTTTATTCCAAACATCACCAAGACCGCAATTATCGCACAGCTCATGAGGGCATTTTTTACAATCTATATTTCGCCTTATCTTTTCAACGAAATAAGTAGGCTCTCCCTTTCTAGGGTGAGTAGCTGGGAAGTTTCGACTTACAGCTAACCTGTAACGTATTAGTTTCTTTGCTTTCATGCTGTTGTTTTTTAAGGGTTAATTTTCACATTGCTAAACTCATTCTGCTACTTATCACATTGAAATTACTCTCAACGAGCTTTATGATATCATCATGATACTCAGTAGCCTTGTTTTGTAACCCTCTCGATTGAATGATCTTCATTTCAGCAAGTGATATCTCCACAGTTTCTATTGGCTTTTCTTTTATTCTTGCCGACAACACCAATGAATCAGGCTTTTTGTAGTATTCATTGGTAAAAACACAATGATGAAGGGTATCACCTTCTTCCATAAACTCTTTCACATGCTCAAGTACTTTAACCGTTAGATTGCCTTTTTTAAACTGAATACCAAAGAACTGCTGCTTATCTCTTTCGTATGCTTCTTGGGCGTCTATTATTTTGGTTCTTTGTTTCTCAAGGCTCTGACGTTTTTGAATCTCACGTTTTTTGGCAACTAGCTTATCATGCGCTTGCTTTAGGTTTTTAGGGCATACATAAAAAGCATTATGAAGGTCTTTATTAAAATAACGAAGAAGGTCTATGTAATCAACCCATAGTTTGGCATCTTTTACGATATATTTGTTTCTTATGCAAATTTTTATTGCGCTCCAATAAGGATGAATACTTGAACCTTTGAACATGTACAATAAATCATATTGCTTGCACTTAACCAGTGTTTCACTATATGAGCTCATAGGGATATTTCTAATAGCTTCAAGGATTGTGAGACCCCTTAGATTCGAATCAATACCCACTTTCTTAAATTCGGGTTTAAATACCGATTTTGGATGAATTGCGCTGTGGTAAACATCATATTTTGAACCATAATACGATCTGTAATTTTCCTCTCTAATTTCCATACGTCCACTCCATGAGTCCACATAACCGGTAAGATTATGTTGTAAACCAACCATTTTAGTTGCTTGATTTGGCTTTATCCAGTGCTGAATTATTTCTTGGCAATAATACTTAGTTGGCTTGTCTGCATGATGGTATGAGAAAATCTCAAAATGCCTAACAACTTGGTACTCTCCAAACACCTGTGCCCTAGCAATGAAAATATGTTGCTTGTGTGTCGTGCATTTCGATTTATCAACCTTTAACTTAGTAGAGCAATGAGGACAAACGGCTCTTTTGCGTGATACTAATTCAGGTGAAAATCTACCGCCGCAATCCATACAAATAACCCGGCTCTTGGTCATGAACCCAATATGTTCAAGACAATCAACTTTGGCCCATTTAAGCATCTCGTTTTCAATATCAATCAATTGCTTGCTTAACCCCAATATCTCAAAATGTAGTTTCGTACGTGGCTTCATAGTAAATCGAATAAAGAGGCTTGAACAAATGCAGGATTAACACTACTTGGTGTTGGTTTCTTAGTCAATTTTGTCTTTTGCTTGGCTGCGGTTCCGTCAATTGATTTTTGATTGGTAACAATATTGCATTGTATAGCCTTTCCAACCTCTAAATTATCCTCATCGTAGTAGTGAATGCCCATATTGTAAATCTCATCGTCTTCAAATGCATTGCAACCACTATTTTTAACCTGGTTAAGAATATAGGTGATGCAATCGTCAATGTTTTTGTTCTCTTTTTGTAGGCTTACAGCAAAAAGAGGATCGTTAGAAGCAATCTCCTGAAGCTTTGCCTCTATGATGTTTTTAAAATTTGTTGTTGATTTCATATCGTTGCATTTTTGTTGGTTATAATTCGTCAGGTAATTGGTAAAGTTCTTTATCGGTGTTTCTCACATAAAAAAGTTTCCCATTTATGCGTAAGTGTGAGAGCTCATTAAATGATATTTCGTTTTTGTTAACCAAACAACATACCTCAGAATAACTCAGGAGCTTAATTCTGGTATCAAAATTTAAGAAATTAGCAAGCGAAGGTGAATTATAAGGACATGTATCTATTACGTGATTTATGGCCTTAATTAAGCGCTCATTGCTAAATCCTTTTTCTTTGACCCTTTCTAAAAGCAAATCAATAAATTCATCGGTTAAGTTTGGGAAGGCTTGTATAACCCTCACACTCTGCTTTAGAATAACTTCATCGGACAGATTGCCTTGATAAACGCTTAACGATGTTTCGCCATCACTACTGACTTGTATGCTTTTGAATGACTCTTGCAAGCTTTTCGTAATCCCTTGTCGGTTTATCACCTTTGCTATTGATTCCATTTTTAAAGATTATTTCGTCGTTCCAAGATTTGTTATTCAAGTATGTTTGAGGGTCTTTCCTGAATTGCTTATCGGGTTGACTCTCCTTGTAAAGCGGAACGTGTTCGAGTATCTTGCGCCTCTCATCCTCATTTATAGTTTTCCACTTCGTTTTTAGCTTCGTTTTATCGCCTACTTTTTTGTCGTACAGTGTCCAAAACTCCTCAAACTCTAAAACAGAAATAATTTCAGCTAATAATACCTGATCATTATTACTAACTATAACTTCATTTCTATTTTCATTTTCATTTTCCATAAGTGAGGACATATGACCAACACTTGAGCCTTCATTTGTTATTGTTTTTGAGTGTTGATTCTTACCAGATCTATTGTTCTTTCTACTGTCTGTGAAGGCTTTACGCTTAATTTGCTCCTCTTCTAATCTTCGATTAAAGAAATGACCATTTTCATCCTCCTCGAACTTAGATTTGATTGCATCCCAATTTTGACCAAAACTTTGACCTAATATTTGACCTATCATGTGTGAGGTCATATGACCTCTATTGAATTGCAACATTAGCAACTCCATATAAGCCCCCTTTTGCTCAAATGTCATCCCCATTGTTCCGCCAAGCCAGTCGTTTGGATAAAATAAAAATGCTGGGTCTTTCATAGAAATTGAGTGTTTAATTTTCCCCACCACGTCACATGGTGGGGAAAATGTTGTTACTGTTCAATAATTACAATCTCGGGCGCAAATGCGGCGAATTGCTCTATTTGCTCGTCGATTACTTTATCTCTAAACTCTTCGAGAAATTGGTTTGCGCCAGGACTAACTAATTCAAGAGTTACGGTTCTACCATCAATTGAGGCATAAAATTCAACATCAATAATCTCGCGGCCCATTCCTTTGAAAATTGGTATCTGCACGCTAAATGATTCGGGCAAATTGGAGTACACAGTTCCGCTGTAATTGTCTTTAAAGTCACCTTTTTCGCTTTTCTGCTTTTCGACAATTGAATCAACTCTTCCTGTAAAGTTTTTTAGTTCAGTAACCAGCTGCATGTTCTTCTCTTTATCTGGGAAGAAGGCTCTGTTCATCTTCAGGAACTGACCTAGGGTGTTTGGATCCCATTTCTTACCTTGGTTAATACCAAACTCTTTGTACTTTGGGTGCTCTTCAAGTATTCCGCTTACAGTTGCTTTGTTGTATTCATCAGTTTCGTTAACGACTAAGAGAATAGATATCTTTGACCTATCTACAAGCAAATGACATCGACTCTCGGTGAACTGATTAGTGCCTTTAAGTCTCTTTTTTAAGTATTCAAATGGCGCACCTAGTACACCTTTTAACTCTATTTTTAACGGGGCTTTTACATCAAGGATATTTTGCGCTTTCCCTTCGCGAAGATTAACCTCTATTGATTGTTGTCCATCCTTAGGCTCAACTTTTACAACTACTTTTTTTGTCTCTTTTTCCATGTATTGAATAATTAATCGTTAGTACCAGTTTTATTAAATCCAATGCTTAATTGGCGCTCTTCGTGTCGTATTGGTCGCGACTCAATTAAATCACCAAGTGAGTTGTAGAATCCTACCATTCCTTCCTCTTGATCAATGAACTTGAAGCAATCCTCTTTTACAAATTCTGCTTTGTTTTTGATGTTTAGAAGAAGATCTTTCTTTTGTGTTTCTAATGGCTTTAATTTGAGTTTAAACCCTTCCATTATAACCCGCTTCTCCTCCTCAATTTCATTAATTTCAATGGACGCTTCGGCCAATTCATCCTTCATTTGTGTAATCTCTTCTGGAGTGTATGGCTTCATGTAGCCAACCTCTTCAACTTTGTCGCAACTATCTCGCAACATCTGGGCTCTTACAGCCTCGGGAACACCCCCGCATAAAACCTTTTCCATACCTTAACTGAATTATAAAAACTAAGGGCGATGTGCATTCCGACGTTTCAAAATGACTCACTTGGTGATGTTTGGTGACTCAACTGTAATGTTGAACCCAAGCGTTCTCGCCCCTAGTCGTTTGTTTTAATAAATTGAATTTCCAACTTCGATCTCAAGCTTACTTTTGGCAGCAACTACCGACTTACCAGTTAATGTTTCAACCTCACTAACAAACATTCTTTCATCGCTATTACCATCCGAAAGATGAATGAGAACAATATTGCGTACAGCTGACAAATCATTACTTCTAAGGATTGTTTTTGCTGTTTCAAGACTCATGTGTGTTTGTAAAAGCCTATCTTTAAATGCTCTATCCATATAGCCGGCTTCAATATTCTTCTCCAGAATTTCATCACAGTAATTAGCTTCAATCAAAAGGTGGTTTAGTCCAGAGAAAGTGTATTCGCACATCATGGTATCGGTTAAAAAAACCATCTTGCCCATATCACTGTGTTCAATCAAAAATCCCACACAAGGCACATCGTGAACTACTCCAAAGGGTATAATCTTAAAACCTCCAAGTATGTAGCCTTTCCCCTCTCCCTCAATCACGCATCTAAATGAGCCTTGTGGTTCAAGATTATGGGCGATAAAAACATCTTCAAGAGCAAGGATGGTTATACCAGCTTTTAAGTAGCTAGCAACGTGCGCCGAATGGTCGCCATGACGGTGTGTGACAATTGCTCCAACAACCTTGTTTGTCTTAAAATTGATAGCCTTTTTTACCTCTCCTAGTGAGATACCAGCCTCAATAATTAAGGCTTGGCTCTCGTTTTCTAGGATGTAGCAATTACCTTTGCTCGAACTACCCAATACTTTTAATTTCATTAGTAAGGGGCGTTTTCGATTGTTGCTACGTTTGCAGGTTCGTTTGCAGGTTTTTCACCCTCTGCAAGCGAAGTAGGTGTATTAACTTCCTCGAACTTAACCTCTTCGGCATTAAGGTGCTTGGTAGAATTATGAGCATTCAATTGCTCTTCTCTTCTTGATTCCGGCTCACCTTCATCATTAAAGGCCGTGATCATCTCTGTAGATAGATATCCATAGTGGGACAATAGATTTCTAACAACTGTTTTTAAGCCTTGGCCGTTAAAGTTGCCTATCCAACCAACTGTCTTGCTTACCTCATTCTTAAATGCTAAAGCTTCAAGTTGAGCTACCGTTGTCTCTTTTGGAATCGATGGAGCATAGCGCTTTGCATGATTAGCCATCTGGTTAACAGTCATGTAAAGTGTTTTATTAAACCCATTAAGCAACTCAAAATAGCAGAAGTAACCGACTACTTTGTCACTTGTTTTTTCGCCATCAAACTGCAACTCACCGGTAAGTTTATTAACCTTCCGGACTTCACCCTCATAAACAATATCAGCATTTAGGGTTTTATATTGGCCTGTTCTCATTGCCAACTGAATGTACCCCTTATAACCTATCATAAAAGTTGGAGTAGGCACCTTGATCCAGCCAGTAGGTGTCTTAACCGAATTATTATAAACTAGTAGATAAGCGAATCCTAATTGCTTGTTAATTGGCAATTTCAAAACAGCAGCTTTCAATGCTTCCATAATAACCGCATTCGGGTCACACTCTTGTAGTTGCTTATCACCACTGTACACATCTATAAGACTTGCAACAAACCCATCTCTATTATCCTTTAGAGCATTTTTAAACTGTTCTTGCACTGATGGGGCATTAAGATTTGCTTTTAAAATCTCAATGTTGCGCGGTGGATTTGTCCCCACTTGAAGCGCTTTTCCTTGTTCGTTTGACATGATTTCTACTATTTAATTATTAATGAATGTGCTGTTTTATCGACTACTAGGTTGATGATTTGAGAGTCCATATTGATAATCTCTGTTACCGATTCGCGGTTATCAATGAAGATTGGAGCGTAGTAGTTGTACTTTTTACAAAGCGTTCTAATAATATCAAGTCCTGCATTGATTCGCATCGCATTGTTAAGGTCAGAGAATGGCACACCGTCAACACTAGCCTCACAAATCTCTTTCTCTCCACCATTTATCTGCATTTCGTAAAGGTTGAACTTCACTAATTGGAACATGCCGTTAATCTTTGCCTCAACTTGCGAAACCTTGGCTTTGGTAAACTGAGTGATAGTAAACTCAATTTGCTCGTAACTTGCTAGTTGGTCAGATAGAGTCTTATAGCTAGTTTCTAACTCCAGAATTCGCTTGTCAATATCCTCGTTGGTTTTCTTATGTGCGAGCTTTGCTCTAAGCTCATCAACTACTACTTGAAGCGTTTTTTTGCTTTCGATTAGGTCGGTGTTATCAACCTCTTTTGTTGGTGCATTTATAAAAGCCTCTTGATCAGCAATTTTACCTTTAACATCAAAGTGTTCTTTGTTGGCGTTAAATGCTTCTTCAAAAATTTCTGGAGTTGGGGCCTGTGGTGGGTTAGATGTAAGAGCGTTTAATTCACTTTCCAGAGCCTTTAGTGCATTTTCGGCATTTTCAACATCTAACTTGGTTCGATCTTTACTCTTGTTTATCTCCTCGAGCTCTTTTTTAGTGGCTAATCCTACCGTTTTATTGTCCTCAACTCTCTTCGCCTTTTGGGTGTTAAAAGTGCTGGTCATTTCGGCTTGTTTGGCTTCAATGTCATTAACATCAAAGGCTCTTTTACAAGTTGGGCAATCAAATGCTCCAGGAGCAAAATCCAATGTCTCAGCGTTTATTTTTGCATATTCTGTCCTAAGATTAGTGAGTTTTTCATCTGTAGATACGCTACGTTTAAACCACTCGTCATAAATGGTTTTTAATGCTTTAATGTCGGCTTTCTTGCTATTAATAGAGATTGTTAACTCACTCACTTTCGAGTTGTAAGTTCTAACATCGGCAAGTAGTTTATCTTTGATCTTAAACTCAATGTTAGCAAGTTCAATCTTCAATTGCCCCAACTCTTTCTGTGCCAAAACCTTTTTATCTTGAGCCTCTTTTGTTCCTTTAGATCGATCAAGCATTTGCTCCTCAATCTTTGAAATAGAATCAAGTTTGGTTTTCAACTGCGCGGCTAAAGAATCCCAATCCTGAACCTCCTTTTTACCCCTTCTACACTCATCCATACGCTCAGGCATTCCCTTTAGCTCCTCTTTAATCTTGCTTTTTTTGTTGGCAATCTCTTTCTTATAATCATCAAGCGTTTTGCCAACCAATTGCTTTAAAAGTGCCTCGTAGTCGTCATTACCTCTAGCAATCTCACTTTCATCAATACCTCCGGCTAAATCAAAAAGCATAGCTCGTTGAGTCTCTTTTTTTTGCGATGGGAAATAGAAAGGATTAGTAATAAACTTGAATATCATTTCTGGACAAATAACCTCAATCTTCGCTTGGAACTCTTTAGCAGAGCAAGGCACATCGTTAAAGAATAGGGTTGTTTCGTGCCCTGCAAACTCCTCTGTGGCCGAACCTCGTTTTTTTGTCCATTTCTCTTCGTAAACACGTTTGATGGTAGCCTCTTGAATACCAGCTTCCGAGTTAATTTCAATCACTCCTTCTACTTCATGAGGAATACGCTCAATCACACCACCTTCTGGTGTTAATGTCTTGATGTTAAAATCTGATCTTCCAGTGCTATCTTTTCCGAAGAGAAGAAAGAAGAAAGCATCGTAAAGGGTTGTTTTTCCCGAACCGTTTTTTCCATGAATATTTGTTTCAGACGGGTTAAACTCTGTTATAAAGTTCCTTATCCCTTTAAAGTTGAGCAATCTAAGGCTCTTTAGTGTTGCATTCATATCTACTTAGTTTTTAAAATTTCAAGTACTTTTTTCTTATTAAAAATCAGAGTCCGTCCAGTTTGATGCGTGGCTTTATCTATCTTGCCACTTTTCCTAAGATTCCAAGCTGTTGCGTATGATGCACCGATGAGTTTTGCCAAGCCTCCAATACCATATACAAACTCATCTTCTTTGTAATCAACTATCACTGGTGGCTGTTCAATTCCTTTTGTTACCTCCAAGAACTCACCTACTGTAAGCTGCCACATGGGTCTGTTTAAGTCAATTGTCGTCATGATGAAACTCTTTAATTTTGTTCTGTGCTGCATCAACTCTATTCAATAAAACCTCCAATTCGGATATCGTTATATCACCATCAAATGTTATTACTCTTTGCCCATTCTGATACAGATGTGTCTCATTTTTAGAGCAATGCACTTCCGCAAATCCGTCAAATTTGAATATAAGAAGCCTAGCACCTCGTGAGGTGTGTTTAAATTCTGTTGTCCAACTCATGATTAGTTTTTTAGTGCCTTTAAATACTTGTTTACAAAGTAAACTTGACCTTTACCGGTAACTTTTGTGGTTGTCGTGGCCAATGTGTTACCATTGGCTCTTAGAATAGTACTTTTCTTTATCTCGAAAAGCTCCAAATCCATAGCTTTTTGAGTTGGTTGATTGTATGCATCACCTCTATTGCACAGATAGCCTGTTTCGCGCAATTCTTTAAATAATCGGTTTTGCCCGATCACTACACCGTTTTGACAAATCAACTTAGCCAATTCGCCTATAAGTATGCTTTGGTACGATGTTTCGACCGCCTGTGCAAATAATACTCGTGGAGCTTGAGACTCAATCACGCCTTGCTGGATCGTATTAACCTCTTTAAGTAATTTACGATCTGTATTAGCTTCTTCTAAACGCTTACTGAGAACTTGCATGGCATAAGATATCGCTTCGTCGTCGTTGGTAATGGTTGAAACACCTGTTTTAAGAAGTTCTTTGATCTTTGTGTTGCACCAAATGTAGAACTCGGGAGATAACCATTGAGCAAATACTAAAGCTACATCTTCGTGCATCCAAGTGCCTTGTTCTTCTTTTAAATTACCACCATGAATAACTTTCAGTAAATCAGCCGTGTCGCATATATGAGAAACGGCAATTGCACCAATCATCTTTTTAGCTGGTTCTGTTCTTAACCAATTATCAGGTTTTGTCCCAAAACTCTTTGCCATTTCGGTAGCATTCACAAACACCTTCCCGTTTTCATTCTTAAAGGTTACGTTTGCTTGTTTGTAGTTGAAAATTGCATTCATATTGTTGAGATTAATGGGTTGACGCTTCTTCTTTGGCTTGCTCTCCTTTTTTAACCTTTGCCATTCGTTGCACAATACGCCAACACGATTGTGGATCAATGCTTTGTTCCAGAGCAATACGCCTTATTACCTCCATCTTATTCTTCTCCTCTGGACGATAGTAATATTCAAAGTCACGCCATATTTTCTCGTAGCGCTCTTTTGCCTTTTTTCTCGATGGACTTAAAACCGTTGTTTCCATAAATTTTCGTTTTTTTTGACCCTAAACACTTTTCGTTTACTTTTTTAATTATATTTGATCCTAGGCAAATGTTTAATCACATTGCAAATATACCCAAATATTTGGGTAATGCACAAATATTTGGGTAATTATTTTATTAAAAATGGAAAAAACCTTAACCTTACTGATTAACGCACTTAAAAACAGCGAGTTATCAAATTACAAAATAATGCAAGACACTGGAATTTCAGACCAGACAATTGCAAATTACAGAGCAGGGGTTACGCAACCGAAAGGGAATAACCTCAAGATCCTAGCCAATTATTTGGGTATAGAATTTGCATTTACTAAACAAAGCAGTAATAAACTAAAAGATTTCTCTCAGTTCGAAAAGGATCGTAAAGCGCCTAATATTAAACCAGATTTTATTGAAAAATTAATAGGCAACAAATCTGTGCATGGTCATGGCATCCCGCTAATACCATTAGAAGCAATTGCAGGCCTACCAAGTATAATGACCGACAGTATTACACAAACCGATTGCGACCACTATTGTGTTCCAGAATTCACAGATAAGGGGGTAGAGTACTTAATTCGGGTATCCGGAAGTAGTATGTATCCCAAGTATGCCAATGGGGATATTTTAGGGTGCGTAAGGGTTAAGGATATTCTATTTTTTCAATGGGGCAAAGTGTATGTACTAGATACTAGCCAAGGGGCTCTGGTAAAGCGTGTATTTGAGTGTAAAGAAGACCCCACACTTATAACATTGGTTTCAGATAACAAAGAGCACTACCCTTCTTTTAATATCCCTAAAAGTGATATTAGAAGTTTGAGTATAGTTGCCGGTGTAATAAGGATGGAGTAAAAAAGTTAAACCCAATATAATTTACGAATGAAAAAACTATACATTATTTTACTACTAGCATTTGTATCTAACACAACACTTGTTTTCTCACAAGAAATGAGAAAAGGAATTGAATACAAGTACGATGTTCACAAGGTTTTTAATGATTCATCAATAACATATTACGGATGGGATTTTAGATTCTTAATCTTCAATGACCCCAAATACCCATTAGGAAGTGATGTTACAAATAAGCTGTTACCTGATCTAAGAGAAAGAATTGAAGAAAATTTCGGATCTGAATACATGTCTAAAAAATTTCAGAAAAACCATTTTGTTTACGATTCAAGAACAGTTCAATCTCTTATCCGAAATGTAGATGAAAGAACTTTTGTGGACGTTTATAGAGAGCCATTATCAATTGATTCAGTCAAAGCAATTGTAAAAGCATATCCCATTAAAGGTGAAGGATTAGGGGCTGTTATAATTGCAGACGAAATGAGGAAACGAGATATAACTGTAACTGCGTATGTAACAATATTTAGCATGGAAACAAAAGAAGTGCTATATGCTTGTAAAATCAAAGGTAAGGCTGGAGATAAAGGGAGTGTCGGTAGATTTTACGCAAAAGGAGTAAGAGAAATAACGACGATATTCTGGGAATACTATTATGATCTGTTCTAATTCGATAATTACACATAAATCCCAAATACACTAAACATGGAAGTCGTTTTAATAATTATAATTTTCATATTATTAGTAGTTTTTCTTACTGAACGTAAAAAGCTAATAAATAAAAACATTCAACAAACAACGATATTTGAAACAGATAATAAAGCTTTAAAAGATAAAATAGTAGGCCTCGAGATTCAAAATCAAAAACTTCAAAAATACCAAGTAATTATCGATGCTGAGGATACCGCAAATCAGATTACAAATTTTGCAAATAATCAATCAAAAACTATAATCGATAAGGCTAACGAAGAACTTGCCAAAGCAAGCCTATTCTATGATGAAACGAAGAAATTAGCCAATCTTGAGGCCAAAGAAATTAGAAACAAGTCTGAAATCGTAATGCAATCTGCTACAGTTCAAGCTAGTAAAATAATTGAAGCTGCAAATATTCGCGCTGAAGAAATTGCCGGATCAGCTTTCGAAGCACTTAAAAAGGCTGATAGCCTAGAACAGACTGCCAAAGCAATGAAAAACATTATTGAGGGATATGGAGATAAATATCTTGTACCAGCCTACACATTGCTTGACCAATTAGCCGATGACTACTCTCACACTACTGCTGGTGAAGAATTAAAAAAATGTAGGGAAAGAATGCGATTAATGATGCAAAATGGAACTGCTGCATCTTGTGAATATGTGGAATCTAACCGCAAAGAGATAGCAATCAACTTTGTACTTGATGCTTTTAATGGTAAGGTTGACAGCATAATTTCATCTCTAAAGAACGATAATGTTGGAACAATGCAACAAAAAATCAGAGATGCATATTACCTAGTAAACAATAATGGAAAAGCATTTAGAAATGCTATTATCACAGAGGAATATCTTTCGTTAAGAATTGAAGAGCTAAAATGGGCCGCTACTGTACTTGAATTAAAAATTAAAGAAAGAGAAGAACAGAAAGAGATTAAGGATCGCATTCGTGAAGAGGAAAAGGCACGTAGAGAATACGAGAAAGCTCTCAAAGATGCAGAAAAAGAGGAGGAAACCCTCAGAAAGGCTATGGAGAAAGTAAAAAAGGAACTTGCCTCTGCATCTGAAGAACAAAAAGATAAATACGAAAAGCAACTTCAAGAACTAAACGAGAAACTTGCAGCTGCAGAAGAGAGAGGTCAACGAGCAATCTCTATGGCTCAACAAACAAAGACTGGTCATGTCTATATCATATCAAATATTGGTTCATTTGGTGAAGATGTATACAAAGTCGGTATGACAAGAAGACTTGAGCCGCTGGATAGAGTGAGAGAACTTGGTGATGCAAGCGTTCCATTCCCTTTTGATGTCCATTCATTAATACTTAGTGACGATGCACCTGCATTAGAACATGAACTACACAAACGATTCGTACTAATGCAGATGAATAAAGTAAACCCAAGAAAAGAATTCTTCAAAATAAAAATATCTGATATTAAGAGAGAAATTGAAGCTTTAGGTGTGGAAGCAAAATGGACTATGTTAGCTGAAGCCCGCGAATACAGAGAAACGCTTGCCCTAGAGGAAGCTATAAAAAATAAAACAATCGATATAGAAAGTTGGGAAAAAAACTCAATTGACCACATGGATATAGAGATTGAGGAACCAGAAGAAATCAATTAAATAATTAAACTATGATACACGTAAAATTTCAAGACGTAGATAAAGTAGATGTAATCCAACCATCTGCAGGCATAACATTCACAAGAGAATTAGAGACGCTTCCAACTATTAATTCCGACATATCTTATGGCGATTCAATATACAGAGTGGTTAACATAACCTATGTATATGAAACAGATGAGAAGCGAGATCATGTTCTTGTATTCATAAAAAAACATAGCACCTACATGGATCATTTAACATCCTTTAAATCAAAAGGGAAAAGAATTAGATTACTAAATTTATGGTAGCCTGAACATGGAAATAACCTTTGACCAAAACAAGCATTGTGAAGCTTACCAGGAGCTCGTAGAAAATCCTGAAAACAGGGAATCAATCAAGAAATTTTCAAAGATCTTTGATCGCAACATAGCTAAAGCGGCGATTAAGGTTCATAATAAAATGAAAATTGCACCTAATGCTCATGTTTATAATATAACTGCTTCAATTAACAATAGGATTGAATTAAAATCAGGTATCCCTCATAAAGATCCGGTTGTGTTAAAAATAAGAATACAAGATAGTTATCGAAAGTTTTTCTATTTTTGCGACTGTTCTTCTCAAGATGAACCAGTTTTTAATCTAACCAAAGATTGGTGCGGACAATTCAAAAACATATCAAAAGTTCATGTTTATGAAGTGAATAAACATGATTATTCAAAAGCATAGAAATGGAAACCACAGCAACAAAAACAGAAGTAGTAAATCCAATAACCTTATTTAATACTATTGGAGCAGAATTACATGACATATTTAGTTCAAATAATATTTCAATTGACAATCTATGTAAATTGGGGATAGATCCGAAGGAATTAGACTCAAAAACTAAATTTACAAAGCATCAAATAAAGGAGATTGTATCCATTACAGGGATTAATGAGATTGAGGATTATTTGAATAGATTTCAGCATGAATATCTCATATCAAAAGCTAAAGCAGAACTAGACTATAAAAAAAATTTAGCTATCTACAGGAAAGTTAAGCATTTAAAGCCCCTGCTCAATAATGATTTTAATGAAGGTATCGATCTACTTGAAGACATTTCAGAATTCTTGGCTATTGAAGATGAAACAAAGATATTTGAAAGAGTAAATGAAAATATTGCATTATATAGGATATCAAATTTCGAACCCGATAATTTGAATTTATATGCTTGGTTAAAAAGAGGTGAAGTTGATTTCAATAAATTATCAATACAAGCATATAATGAAGCTGCTTTCATAGAATGGGTTAATAAAGGTGAATGGAAAGAACAACTAACTAACATCGAGTATTTTAAAGAGTTACCTAAAATAGTCTCTGCTTTTGGTGTAGGTGTAGTTTTTACCCCATATTTTAAAAAAACAGTTCATGGAGCTGTTCGATGGTTCAATGGTAACCCTCTTATTCAAATATCTGATAAAGGTAAATGTTTGGCAACTGCTTGGTACACTTTATTCCATGAATTTGGACATGTACTAAAACATAGAAATGATCAAATTTTTGAAGAGAATATAGACATTCCAAAGACTAAAGCCACAAAGAAGGAACAAGAAGCAAATGCTTTTGCCTACGAGCATCTTTTTAATGGAGACGGCTTGAGAAAACATACCTTCTCTTATTATAATAAAGGTGTCAATGATGCTTTTATCCAAAAGCTAGCTAAACAATTTAGTGTAAATAATATCTTCGTGGCATATTGGATGAAAAAAGCCCAAATTAAAAATAAGTGCTTAAATCAGCATCTGTTACCTATAACATTTAAATAATTTTCTTATAATGCTTTTAATAAAAGCATTATAAGCCTTATCTCTTTGCGAAAATGTTTATATATTTGCCTACAATAAAATATAAACATCAAAGTAAGCCATGACCTCACAAGCGCAACTACACCAAATAGAGCAGCTAACTAAGTACATCAGCGTGATGACAATCTCAGAATTAGCAATACTAGAAGATTCAATTTCAAAGAATGAATTACCACTAATTGATAACGAAACGTATGTCAATTGGGGAAGACTTCTTCATGAAAGAGAATTGCAAATAAAAGAGCTTCTAACAACCTCTCCTTATTAAATCTCAATAATGCAAAGCTCGGATAGCCAAGAGGTGGTGAAACGCTTTTTTGAGGCCTTAAATGCGCTCAAAGCAACTAAAAAGATTAGAGGTAAACAAACCTTTACAAAAGCATACGGTGTTAATAGAAGAAATATGTGGCATGTTGAAAATAACCTCGAAAGTGATGGATTTCAAACTGCATGGCTTACATATCTGGTAAGAGACTTTAATGTCTCTGCAATATGGCTATTAACTGGTAAAGGAGAAATATTTAACAAATAATGAATATCAAACGTCATTGTCAATTTTTGCTTGGTAAAGAAAAGGGCGCAACAAGCGGAAAACTTAAATATAGAATTAAATGGAACTCAAATACCAATATAGTAGATTTCAATCTCGGGTATAGAGTTGAAGTAGATAAGTGGTCCACCGAAGCTCAAAGATGTAAGGCTAACACGTCACATGGTCCAAATAAAGTATCTGCATTCAATATAAATAAAGAGATAAGTCGTTTTGAAACCCTCATTTCAGATATTTTTCATTCGTTCGAAAAATCGTCTCATATACCATCGACTCAAGAGTTAAGAGATGCTGTAAACATAAAGCTAGAACGAATTAAACCAGAATCAGAGAATAAAACATTCTACGACTATTATGATGAGTTTACCAGTACTGTAGGCGTTCAAAACGAATGGGATGAAGGAACTTATAAGAAATTTAAATCAATTCGTTTTCATTTGTTTGCCTTTAAGCCAAAGTTAATGTTGAGTGATATTACTGAAGATCTACTATTTGACTTTGTTGCTTATCAACATGAGGTTAATCTAAGGAATACAACTATTGTCAAGTACATGAATTTCGTACGATGGTTCCTAAGATGGTGTTCTAACAAAGAATACTACAAGGGAAATCTTCACAATACATTTAAACTAAAACTAAAAGGGACTGATGGGAACTGTCAAGAAGTAATACACCTTGAATGGGACGAATTATTATACTTGCTTACTTTTGAGTTCCCAGAAGAGAAACAATATATTTCTCGGGTTAGAGATGTGTTTTGTTTCTGCTGTTTTACCGGCTTACGTTACTCAGACGTTTATAAATTGAAAAAAGACGACATTAAAAATGAAGCAATCTATGTTGTAACAAAGAAAACATCGGACTCTTTAAAAATTGAGCTCAATAATTATAGCAAATCCATCTTACAAAAATATTCAACTATTGAACTTAAAGATAATAAAGCTCTCCCCGTAATTTCTAATGTAAAAATGAATGAGTATTTAAAAGAGATGGGAGAACTAGCCAAAATTGATACCCCGCAAAGAATTGTCCATTTCAAAAGTAACGTAAGGCATGAAAATGTATTTCCAAAATATGCACTACTAACAACTCATACAGGTAGAAGAACGTTTATAGTAAACGCATTGTATTTAGGAATACCAGCCGAAGTGGTAATGAAATGGACTGGCCATTCAGACTATAAAGCAATGAAACCTTATGTTAAAATCATTGATAAATTAAAGGTGAAGGAGATGAATAAGTTTAATGTCCCTAGTAGTGTCCTCTCTTCCAAAACGGACACTAAAACGCATAAGATTTAATAGGATTTGATAGCATCAATTAAGAGTAATGATTTTTAACTGCACGCTAAACATGCTATTTTAAGACACATTATTAATCAATAATATATAAGTTCGAGAGCCTCCAGCTCCACTATTGAGTCTGATTATTAGCTGACTACAAACAGCAGACACTAAATCGGACACTAAATCAAAAAAGCCACCCTAAAAGGTGGCTTTTTTGATAAGACATGAATGCAACTTTACGTCTGAAATCCTCAACACAACAAATATAGTGATTATTTAACTAATCCAAATCGCTTTAATCCGAGATAGATTAAAAATATCAATAATGCCCCGAGGCAAAAACCCACAACATAAATACCAATTGGAGGCTTGTTTTTTTCTGTTGACTCCTTCTCGAGCTTTGCTTTTAATTCTAGCTCTTCTTTCAATTTAAGTTCTGCCTCTACCTTCAATTTATTTTCTGCCTCCAGTTTAGCTTTGCTAGTAATGTCGTTCTTTTGAGTAGTCTCACTGTTTGTACTATCATCCGTTTTAGTGTTAGTTGTAGTTTCCTCAGTTATGTACTGATTCCCTTTTTCGTCTGGAGGCGAAAACTTTCGATTTACAACATTAGTTTCTGACGAACTTTTTGTTTCTTGCTTAACGTCCTTGGTCGAATTGTCCTTAACATTAGTATCCAGATTAACATTACTTTTCGACTCAGCATTCATATTATCGTTTAACTCAGTCTGAAAAGCTTCTTTTTGCAAAAAACTTTGATCAGTTTTCGTTTTTGTTGACTTGCAACCAACTGATATTGATAACCATGCGATTATCAATATAAAAAACACATATCTCATATATATATTATTAAAATTACTGACCTCTAAATTTTTCGTAAGCCTTTTGCATCGACACATTGTAAGGTTCTCTCCCTATTTTTTCAGCTAATGCCTTATAGCTAGCACCGTTATAGATTAAGGCTATTGTATGCCAATCCTTTGCTTTAATTGCTGATTGGAGCTTTGAGTCTGTTTTAATAAATTGCTCTATCTGGTAGAACTGCCGATCAAGACCTTTCTTCGCATCGTCCCACATGGCTCCAACAGACGAATAACCTAATCGCTTCCAATGAAATCCCATGATTTGCCCCAAACCGATTGAAGTTGACTCCATGGCCGAATCTTTATCAAGAGCAAACGCATCATTAAAGGCTTCCCACTCTTTCGACTGAACATCAACTTTATTAAGCGACCATTTCCCTGAAGGCAAAAAGGGCTCCTTCTTCTTAAACCAAGCGGGTTCAAATTGAATGATGAGTTTACCAGTTGCATCGTCAAATCCCTTGCCCCCAGTTTCAACCGAAATAAAAGCGAGCATTACTGTAGATTCAAAGCTGCTCTTTTTAGCTAGTTCAATTATTCTTTGATTCATCTTCTTCCCCTCCCTCTTTAACATCAATTAAACCATCGCTCTTTTTGAAGATGTAGTTGAATACATTGATATGAAGCTTCTGACCTTTGTACTCGAAGTAATTTGCAAAAATACTATTGAGCTCACAACCAAAGATTACCACTAATACAGACCCCGGCAATAGTGGAATTCCAAATGGCGAACCAAACGCCTCTCCCAAGGCTATCGCTAAAATGATCCAAGTAAAATAATCGGTAATTTTATTAAACGTTCGCCTCACAGCCCTGGAGGGTCGTATCACCTCCTTCCTTGCTTTTGCCGCTTTGATACCAAACAGCAGATCCGCACTAATTACTACCATGGCACCTAAGAAGAACCATTTAAAAGGAGTGAAAAAAGTTATCACAATCCCAATCTTTGCCATAATGACAACCCAAATACTTTGATTTACACTTTCCATCGATCTTTTTTGAACAAATATCGCAAAAAGTGCTTATATTGAAAGCACTATTTAAAAGTATTTTTAGCAAAGCGTATAAAAGAAAAAGCCCCCCATGTCCGTTGACATGAGAGGCCTCATTTACCAAATTAAACCCTTTGATAGGTTTGCGACAAAACTATATATTTTTTAAGAACAAGAATCAATTATTTTAATAATTTTGTGTAACATTTAAATTTTTAAACCTATGAAAAAAACAATTTTCTACGTAGTAACATTACTTACAATTTTATCATGCTCAAAAGAAGATGACCCCACACCAACAAAAGAACCCTTTTACCTTGCACCTGACGCAATGATTTACATAAGCCCAGCCGCAGGCGTCACATTAAAAAAAGGATCAACCGAACACTTAAGTGCTTTGGAAATTGTGAAACAGTGTGCAGGAATTTATCTTAGAAATGAGGCATTATTTGGAGATCAAGATGTTATCTATGGTTTTTCAGATGTACAACGAGACACTGTATCTGCCACACCTAAATTAATGCGTTGGGCTACAGATTTGCTAAATAATGCACCTGAGGGAGGCTATTATTTAACAACCGAGTTTATCGATGCGAATGATATTGTTTATTTAAGACTACTAGACCCTAATAATGTTGAGGGTGGTTACGACACAATTGCCTACACTCCAAATGCAACAGTTAAGCAAATGGCAATAGATATAAGAAAGGCATTGGCCGATGGCGACACACTAAAGGCTTACAATACTTTTAACGAAAAAATGACATTCACACCTATTACAGGGGCTGAGTGGAGAGCTTTAAAAGACCAGAATTTGCAGTAATAATTATAGATAATATAAAGAGAGAGCCGCTGATCAGCGGCTCTCTCTTTTTTAGTTGGTTCCAAATAGTGTGTAATCAAATGGTGCGTCAACTAATGTACCTGCGCTGTTATGTATGGCCACGTAGAATGAGGCAGTCGTTTTGTTGTACCACGAAGCCCGATAACCCGATAAGCCAGCCGAAACTTGAATAGTATAAGTTAGTGCGTTAATGCTGTGAGGCACAATAAAAATACCTGTACCGCCTTTCGTAATTGCATATGATGAAGTTTTCGCTCCCCACTTATTTGTGTGCCCAGATCCAGCCGAAATACTCCCTGTAGCCAAAACGCCTGGCATATCAGTTTTTCCTTTAATTGTAACCCCAACATTATCTAGGATTAATGATGCGATATCGTTATTTGACCTTAACTTAATATTACCTCTTAATTGTAATAGATAGTCCGGATCATCCAACGATGCGTATAAGTATTTATTACTATCATCGATAATTGCAATGCCATTTTTATACAAATAAGTTCGTTGTGTTTCATAATAAAAACATAACCATCCAATATTTAAGGTGATATCAAGTGACCCCGCTGCATATGTTTTTGTAGGTGCTGTTATTGTGGCGCTTGCAATAAGTTTATAAGAGCCAGCCCCTAAAATTATTCTACTTGTAAATGCAGCTCCCGAACTTGTTGAACTAGAATTAGTCCAAACAATTGATTGGTCGGACGTTCTAATAATTTTGATTTGACTTTGGTACGATATTGTGGCACTCGGGTTAATATCACTTGCAGATAAATTGAAATAAATGCCAGGAATAACAAACGCGTCTGCACTAAGTGTAAAAGTATCAGATGTGCGTTCGAGAGTGACGCTATAAGCATTGTTAAGGCTTAAATCACACGAACTACTTGCAAAATGTAAAACTTTTTGAGGATATCCAACAGTACCCTCTGGTGATATATTTACATTATTATAAGAGTAAGCTATCAATTCGCTTAATGCATCCAAGCTCTTGCAAGCTATCAAAACTTGTTGCAATGCGTTTGTGTTGCTAATGCTCACTTCACCGTTTTGTGACACCTTAAAAGGTGCATTTGCACGGTTTGCAAAGGTTTCGCCAGCCCATAGGCGCACAGCGGTATCGCCGTTGTCTTTTGCTGTTATCCCCGCTTTTGTTATTTGGTTGCCGTCTTTTAGCTCTATTGTGCCTGTCGTTACAAGTCCACCATCGATAGTTGTTTTGGTGTTATCTTTGGTGTCAATATCTGCTTTAACATCCTCGGGAGCGGGTGCCCACCCTGTTGCTTTGTTGCCTGCTTCAACTTTAAACTCGCTAAAGACGTGAGTAGTATTGCTCTTATTGATATCGCAACGAATATAATACCTGCCTGTAACGGTTGGTGAAAACGTCTTAGGATTTGTATTCATGTTGTAATAGTGAGATGTGGTTTTATCTTTCAACAAAAACACCTCAATTGTATCAACTCCTATACCACTCCCCCAAACTCCATCTGCCTTACAACTAAATGTGTATTCAGTACCAGCAACCAAATCTACATAAATATTTGTAGTGTATGTTTGCTCGGTAGAGCCACCACCAGTGCCGATCATTGTTATCACTTCTGATGAACCGATAACCAAATTACGCCCACCTATCTTTATATTATTAACCTTTGTTGTTGCATCCGTTGCGGCGGTTGAAATCGCTGCTGATTGTGCCGCATTTGCCTTGGTTGTTGCATCTGATGCTGCTGTAGAAATAGCAATATCTTTTGCTTTTATAGCAATGGCGTTTAATAAAGCCGTGCGTGCATCATAGTAGTCTTTAAATTTTGAACGAAATAGAGATCCTGTTATTACTGTTGTCACCGAAAGATTGGCGTCAGAAATTCGGGCAGGAATTCCAGTAGTCCAAGCAATACCATCATTCAGATAATCAGCCAATAATTGAAATTTGCTTGTGTAAGTATCTCTTTCGGTTACGATTGAAAAGCTATTTGCTTGAATAACATTTGCCACTTTTTCGGCAGCTATAATATCCCACTCCTTGCGAACTTGGGGCTTTTCTGAGGGAGTGAGTTTGTTGTCATCTGCAATGTCTGAAAGCAAGGCATTTGCCGTGTTTGCGGCTGTTTGAGCGGCATCGATATTAGCTTGCACGTCGTCTGGGTTTGGTGTCCAGTTGCTTGCTTTAGTCGATTTCTCAGCCATAAACTGACTAATAGTACACGTACCAACCGTGACGAAATTGAACCTTATTTGCATAGTCCAAAAGTCGTTGAGCAGGTGGTTTGCGGTTAAAATGAACGATGTTGCAATAATAGCATCTGTATTTGTCAAACTACCTGATGTAGCGGCGTTTGAAATAAATGAAGGAAAACTAATTGCTCCACTGCCCCATCCTGTAATATTACCATTCCCTTGATTTATCATAGCCAACGCCCCCCCACTCCACGTTACGCTATTGCTCTCGAAATGAAATGAAATCGTAATTGTATCGCCAACTTGCCAATCTGCACCCTTGTTAATAGTGTAGGTTGGCAATCCTTGATTTGTAGTACCATTCCAAGTACTTTTAACTTTTGAAACTGCTGTACCTTGCGCATAATTGCGCCCACCTATCTGAACAGCATCGACCTTATTTGTTGCATCGGTAGCGGCGGTAGAAATAGCTAAGTCTTTTGCCTTAACTGCAATAGCATTTAATAGAGCTGTTCGGGCATCGTAATAGGCTTTAAACGTGCTTCTAAATGTTGCGCCTACAATGGTTGTTGCTGTTGACAGGTTGGCATCTGTTATCCAATTAGGCACTCCAGAAACCCACGTTGTGCCGTTATTTAGGTAGGTTGCAAGAGCTTGAAATGCTGTTCCGTAAGCGGTTTTAGATACACTGAAAGTGTCGGCTTGGCTATCGTTTGCCGTTTTCTCAGAGGCGATTATATCCCACTCTCTTCTAACGCTATGCTTCTCGGATGGCGTCAACTTACTATCACTAGCAATGTCTGTAAGCAATGCGTTTGCGGTATTTGCTGATGTCTGAGCATTGTTGGCAGCTGTTTGTGCATTATTCGCGGCTGTTTGTGCTGCATCGATATTGGCTTGCACATCTTCGGGTGCTGGTGTCCAATCGGTAGCTTTATCCCCTTGTTCGAGCTTTACCTTACCATTTAACGAATATCTGCTACCTATGCGTATGTAAGCTGCATTTGCAGGGAATGCGTATTTAGTCTTAAGGTTATAGGAATAATAGACTTCGCTATTTATAGTTACATAAGCTTCAAGCGTCGTAAGGCGGGAAATAAAGACTTTATTTGCATCAAAAAAAGCAATGCCTGTCCACATCTGTAGTAGTGAGGCATTTGTAACAGTTGTCCAAATTGAATACTGCAACCCTGCTGCAGTAATAGGGATGAAATCGCTAGTTATCTCTTCGCCACTACCTACTATAATTGTGCCTGTTGCAGATAGATAACCATTTACTGCATTAGCACGAACAAATATATTTCGTCCACCTATTTGCAAGTTATTAACGGCCGTATCATCAGTGTATTTCGTTGCAAGTTCCCAATCAGCAGACGAAAATACACCACCAACTGCCTTTGCAGTTTTACATTTCTTAAGATCACCAGCGGAGCCGCCTAGCCACAAATCACCAACTGCATAAGGCGGTGTAGGTTGAACGCTAAAGGTTTGCATCTTGCCGTTAGCAATAGTCTGAGCTGTTGCAGCATCCGCCAGTGCTTTTGTGACGTCCGTATCAGCAATCCTAGTCCACGAATAAACAGAACCAACCTTTTGAAAACGATAAGCCCAACCTTTTGATGTCCAATAAAATAAATCACCTAAATGTATGTCTTTAACAGCATCAGTTCCCCAACTAGAAGCAGGAACATTTGTTAACAGTGGATCATAATCAAAGAACCATGAAGTTATATTCCCATCTATTTGAGATTGAAGATCTGCTTTTATTGCATTTACATAGCTTATATTTGCAGCGATATCAGCTTCAACATCTTCTGGAGAAGGTACCCATCCTGTTGCCTTATTTCCAGCCTCGAGTTTTATCTCACTAAAAGTGTGAGTAGTATTGCTCTTATTTAAATCAAATCTTAGTTTAAAACGTCCAGACTGAGTAGGAATAAATGTTTTAGGATTAGTGTTTATAGTTATAAAATTAACATACGCGCCATCTTTACATATAAGAACTTCAACAGTATCGACACCTGTTCCAGAACCCCAAGTTCCATCTGTTTTACAGTTAAAAATATATGTCTGTCCAGCTACAAGGTCTGCATATACATTCGTCATAAAAACTTGTTCTGTTGTTCCATTTCCAGTACCTACAAATGTTAATGACTTTGTTCCGCCTATGAGTAAATTTCGACCACCTATTTGCAGGTTATTAACTTTTGTTGTTGCATCCGTTGCAGCAGTTGAAATCGCAGCTGATTGTGCGGTTGATATAGCTGTATCAACGCTCGTTCCATTCGTAAATTTAAAAGCGCCCTTAAATTCCCCAGAATCTAAATCAAAATACGTTGTTCCATCTGCAGACTGAATTCGTCCTGTTTTGATAGATCCACCAACTATTTGCGAATACCCTCTTGTCGAGTTCCAAAGCCTTTGCCCATTAAAAGCACTGCTAATTATGCCAAATGGAAAATGGAAATAGTCAGCAACTTCATCTACCTTAATTTTAGTTTGCGATATTACAACTACTGCAACCTGAGTTGTTGTTGAACACTTAAAATAAACGTAATAAGCACCTGCTCCAAGCGTTGCCGTGTAGATCGATGATACTAGCCATATATTATTAGTATTATTCTCATAGGCTTGGTGGTTAATGGTACCGGTAAACACCTTGAACCCATTTGGATCGTTATTGAAATTTACCACCGTAACTATGTCGGTATAATATGACCCTGCATCATCTCCTATTAGAAGCATTTCGGCCCTTAACGTATCAAGTTTGGTAGCTAACTCACTTGTAGTTTGCCAATTTCTTTTAGCCCTGATAGGGTCTTGCAAATTATTACGAATAATAATCTCCTTTGTAGCCTTATTATCTGCAACAATTCTCTCGGCAAGTGTGTAACGAACCGTATTGGATATCTCAATTGTATATCTAAAGGGATTTAGTACGTCGCGAGTCATTCCATTTATGCGTAATTGTAAGTTGCTAATATTCATATCAGCATCATTTATGCGCAAGTATTGGCCAACTACAAACGGACTAACAATAACGCCTCCATTTATCTCAGATGCGTATTTACTCAAGAAGAAATATTCATCTAGTGAGATCGAATAAGTAACCTCTGGTGTTGAGTTGAGGGATAGGTACTCATTAGCCTTTGCGAGTAATTTTGTTTCCGCCTCGATTATTTTTGAGTTATCAGGAATGATATCGGTAAGAATAAACTCATCACCATTTTTTATACAGAATACTCCAGATGGTGTTTGCGCAATATTTTGAGGAAACTTCATTCCATTGCTATCCGTAAACTCAGCTATGGTAATTGCCTTATTGCTACTCTTAAATGAATCAATTGTAAATTCATAACCAGCCAACTCTCCAGTTATAAAACTTACTTTTGCTTTGTTGCCAGGAATAAGATATATAGTTTGACCTTGCGCATCAACTGCATTCAAATCAAACGTACAACCTCCGAAAGTTAGATAACCATCGGCACCTGACACTACAAACTTATAAACAGGATACACATCATCAAAATTATGTATCTGTTCAACGACTCCATATTTATCTGAGGCTTGTGTATTCTCAACATAGCTATCAATATTTGTGGAAATTGGTAGCTTTAATTTAGGGCTACCATTGCGATAATTGCTTGGGATATTCCGCGTACCTCCATAGGCAAATAACTTAGTTACAATTCCAGCTGTATTAACAACCTCTCTCTTTATATCATAAAGTCCACCGCCATATCCATACTCTAGGGTATCAGGGAATACTGAAACATCCGTTTTTTTATTAATATAAAACGTTAGCGAATCATTGCTTCCAACTTCGGTGTGGTACTGAACGTCAAACTCTTTACATATTTGTTGTAACGCTTGCAAGCAATTTAATGAGTTAAACGTCAACGTCTTTACATCAGTTGGTAAATCAGATACATTATAAGAAATATTAATACTCTTCCAGTTCGGATTATTGCCTTGAGCTCTAGTAATATTGTCGGGTATTATAGTTAAGAACCTTTCAATAGGACCAGTAAGTGTAAAGTCTGCCGTTCTTCCAATCCAATTGTTTCCAGACTTATCAATATCTAAGAATAATATCTTTAATAAATCATACGCTCGACTTTCAAAAATAAGATCATAAATGAAATAGCCAGCCCCATTTCGTGATTCATTTGGGGGCAAATTCAAAGTGTATTTTTCACCAAAAATAGTAATTGTATCACCAATAGAATGATTTACAGCAATAGGGCTTTCATACGACAAATAAAGTAAATCATCTCCCATAATTACTTTTTTTTGCTCTGCCTTTATGATTCTCACAACACTATTGGTAAGATCAATATTGGTACCCGTTAATACTAAGTTAACGGTGATATTTACCTCTATCATATCGAATAAATTTTTGTAACGTTAGCATGCATTTCGTGACTTGGATCATCTATTGTAATCACCGGACATTTAATTATTCCATAAAGCGCTTTCATATCAACTTCGTAATTAAATGTCGCATACCCACCATTCATTGTGGCTGTTGCCTTTTTTAAGGTATCAGTACCTAAGCCATCAACCCGGGCAATGTAGGTTCTATTTTGTGGAGTTAAATTGCGTAAGGTGATAATGAATTTAATTTTCTCAGTTGCTGTTGGTCTCCAACCAATAGGGGCTGGCTGAGTACCTACTTGTAAAATATACCAATCAATTGTTGCCCATTCAGTGGTACCAGAAGCCGGAATACAGTATGATTCAATTGTTAGTAACTCGGTAGCTGTAGCAGTAAATGTAACTTGCTTTGTGACATAGCTTGTTTCTGAAAATGTAAGGGTGCGAGAAAAAGTGGATCCCGAATTTCTTATAGTTACGTTTGCATTTTTAGCACCATTAATCTTTGCCTTTACCGACAATGTGTAAGTGGTACCAATCGTTACAGTTATACTTCTTTGCAAATGATCTGCTGAGTAGTTTGAGATGGTCGATAACAATGAACTATTATCAACTATGTTTGGCGATTGTGATGCGGTTGAAACAAAATCGCACCAAGTCAAATGATACATCGTCTTCACTGGAGAAGGTTCTGTAAATTTTAGCGCGAATTTACCTACCATCATACCATCCGAAAACTTTTTATCAAGTACAATTTCAGAGGATAAATACACATCATAAACCAAAGGATATTTATCGTCAATATGAATATATAGCCTATTTAAAGACTTAGGATTTGAACGCTTAAATAATTGTGTTAATGTGCTAAAATCTGTCATTAGCGCTTCTACATTTGCGGCCACTATGAAGCAATCCAACTCAATTGTTTTAGGCTCAAAACACATAGTTCCTGATGGGTTGAAATAAATCTCTTCCCCTGATCTGCTAGTATATGTCGTTTTAAAAGGCTCACGTGGTTTGGGTAAATCAAACAATCCTTTACTTTTACTAACAAGTATTTTCCTGCTCCCATTTTCGAATTGGAAATCATCTATTGAGTATCTTACTTTCATGATTATGGGTTTAATCTATTAATAAATTGAGTTGAGCTATTTGTTGATTTAGTTAGAGATGTAAGGCTTGCATCAATACTCTTTAGGTAACGTGTATTAGTTGCAATTTCACTTAGATGAAGCAATTGAATTCGAACTACCATTAGTGTATCAGCTTGGTTCATACGGATTGCATTCATCTGCCCGGCAATGATATTCGCTTGATCAGAGGTGATTGATTTAATTGCGCCTTCTAATCCTTTAGAACTTGCAGAAGAGCTACTCCATAATTCAAATCCACTTTTTTTAGCAATGTCCTGAGCTTGTTTCATCCCCTCATTAAACTGTTTTGATGCTGCAGGAATCTTTGTATAAAAATCATTAAGATCATCAACCCAAGATTGATCTCCATTGATATCATAACTAGCAGTCATTCCCTCTTCAAGTTTGGTAAATAATTTACCAAATGCAGCTTGATAGATAACTGATGACATCATATTCTCTAGGATCTTTGAAATTTCACTGGCAACGGCTTTCGCTTGTGTAACGCCGTAACCAAAACCACCTTTAAATCCTTCAACTAAAATATCTTTTACAGAATTGCCAAGACTTCCAGCTAATTCAGATATGACTCCCTTCATCTTCTCTTTTGCAGCCTTAACGAGTTCTAATTGCTCCTTTGCAGAAGCAATTAGCTGTTTTGTCCCTTCATCTGTAACATTACCACCCTTCTCCATTAATGAAAAGAATGTCAACATATCTTCTGATGACATCTTTGCAAAATCTCTAACCGACTTGCCCATCGAGGACAGAGTTGCCACAATGTTTTTTTGTAAATTTCCAAAAGCATTCTGTTGTGCTTTGCTATCGGCATATCCTCCAAATATTTGAAGGGGATCGAGAAGTGCACCTGCAGCACTTTTGAAATCGCCTTTATTCATACTATTCAGATAACCTTCAACAGTACTTCCGCTTTTGCCGTAAGGATCTGTTGGCATATTATTACCAAACATATTTGCTAATGAAAACTCATAAGTTCCAGTTTTAGTCCCAAATAGCCGTCTTTTTGCCTTACCCTCGGCCGAGAATACAGCATTTTTCATAAGCGTATTCATCGTTCCATCAAGTTGATCATTGTACTTAGCTACATCGCTCATGGAGTTTGTCATCATCTTACCATAGTCCTTACCCAAGAAAATATTGCTCTCTTGCACAGACTGTCTCTCAGACTGAATTTTATTAATTTCAGTTTCCATAGTAATTTGACGAGCCAAACCACTCGTTATAGCTTTCTGTGCATTGATTGCCTCCGCATCACTATCTAACCTAATCTGTTTTAGGTAATTACCAGCAGTTATGGCTAATGACACGATTGAAGTCGCTTTACTGAATCCACTTGCATTTTTATCCCCAAGAGTTTCAAAAGTTGATGACATTTGCCCCAAGAGACTTCCAATTTTCTGCACCATCTCGTCAGTTGATTGAGATAATATTGAACCAAGTTCATAAGCCAATTGCGTGTACTGTTGGTGTGTTTTATCTGCAATCTCTTCCGTAATAGTGTCACTATCCTTTTTTAATCCCTTATAATATTCTCCATTCTGATCTACACCTTCTGATTCCGCAATTTTGATGTACTCATCGATCTCCGCCTTTTTTTTCTTCAATGCCTTCAATGTGTTACTCTCCATTTGCGAGACCATATCCTTAAACGATTTAGTCTGTTCTAAATTTGAGATTTTAACCTCTTGCAAATCGGTTTCACGCATCGCTTTGATCTTGTCGTTCGCAATCCTTCTCTCTTCGTCCGTATAGGATCTACTTTCGTCGTCTAAAGCTCTCTGTAATGCATCGTACTTTTCATTGATAGCCTTCTCTTTTTCCTTATTACTTACAACATTTTTGAGGAAACTAGATAATAGCTCTTTGTTTATTTCGGACTTTTTATCTTCAGCCGATTTCGTTACCACTGTGCGCATGGCATCAAACATCTGAGTGTCTGGATTAGCGATCTTTGCGGCCTCCGCTTTTTTCTTATAAACTTTTTCTAGTTCGTCAATGCTTTCTAGTTCTTGTTTTAAGTTAAAGTCAATCAACGCTTTTTTATCAGTTATTTGCGAACGAGTTAATGCAATTTCATCGGAACTAGCTTTTTTTTGAGCCTCTAATTTTGCGTCTTCATACTCTTTAAGTTTTTTAGCAGCTTCGTCATTTGCTTTATCTTCGGCTTTAGCGTCTGATTTTAAGTTGTAAGCATCTAATGCAACCTCAGCCTCTTTAATAAGACGAACCTGCTCATTCCACATCTCGTTACCCTTATCGGCATTCGGCATGGATTCAAGAGCTTTCTTCGCACCATCACGTTGTTTTTCCCAGAACTCACGATTTTTCACTATTGCGGCTTCAACCTTCTTTTCACTTTCACTTGCCTTAGAAACAGAAGCCCCAAATATTTGATCGAATTCTCTTAAGCTATCGGCGAGTTCTTTTTTTTCTTTTGCTATGGTATCAAAGCGGTAATTGAGATTTTGGCCTAATAAACCAAACGCGTCGCGCGAGTCTATGCCAGAATCTTTAAGTATTTTCTTCCAATCACCACCAGATTCGAAAGAAGCTTTCACGGATTCAAATAAAGCCCCCCCAGCATCTTTGCCTAGGACATCAATTAGGCGATCTCGAATAGCTCCGTACTGCTTTGCAATATCCTCACCAGCATCATTTGCGGCCTCTGTTACATACTTATCTCGAAGCCTCGATTTTGTTGATTCAATAACCGATGCCGTCAATTTATCGTATGCCGTTTTTAAGCCATCAACCGAGTCTAACTCCGTTGCAAGCATTGAGTCATATTGACCGTATTTATCTATAATTGCCTGTTTTGCAATTCGAT